GCCTCCTGCAAAAGTCAAACGTCTCGGTATTGTACAAACTATAATTTCTAACATCTTTACAGAATCAGGTGACATACAGAATTTAGAAAACATTGTGTTCGATCAACAGAACGGTGACGCACAGGTTATTACACCTGGATTCGATTATGGTGTATTATTGTTAAAATCAAACAACGGACAACCGTACGATTATAATGTTACACTGTTGGATAAAACAGATATTGTACAACGAGCAACGGAATTAGGATTGGAAACAAAACTAGGCGATGAAGTCAATTGGGAATCTATCCTAAATATCAAAGGTGGAATTAGGCCGGGCAGTAACATATACTTTACACAACCTAACGGATATGATCTTGTAGGAACATATGCAATCAATCCCGTAAATCCCGACACGCTTGTGGTTACATTTGATAGCGATACTATACCTACAAATACACTAATACCTAGCACGGTTACAGGTGTAGAAGCAAGAGGTACAATAGATGCTATTGTTAATCCTTTGACATTTAATCCTGTTAAAAACTGGGGCAGCTTAGGTGATATTCCAGTAGGAACTAGATATTTGCTATTAGAAACAATAGGCGATCCGAATAATGTTGATGGTCCAGAAGGCTGGAAAGGCACAGACGGAAGCACACAAACAAGTTATAGATTAGTAGCTAACAGTATTGTAGAATGGGACGGCGCTCGCTGGACAGAAATATTAAATCCAAATACTGCACCTACTCCGTCGTACATACAAAATCTCCGCACAGGTATCCAATACAAGTGGGACGGAGAACAGTGGCTCAAGAGTTTCGAAGGTGAATATGCACCAGGTTTCTGGCGATTTGATGTAAACGCATAATAACTAATATTATGCAACAGCGAGCCGGACTATTATTTCTAGCAAAATCTACAGAACGACTACTACTGATTTTAGAAGATCAAAAGTGGACCGTTCCTACATTTCCAAGAACTAGCACACTATTAGCTGATGCTGAAGAACTTCTAACTAGTTACAGTCGTGGTAAAATCCTTCCTATAGAATTATATTTGAGTCAAGATAGAGGATTTGAGTACGGTACATATGTTTGTTTAGTAGAAGATGAATTTTTAACAACAGCAAGCTCTACAATATGCTGGAGCAGTTTAAATAAAATGCCAAAAAATTTACACAACGGTTTAAAAAACACATTAAATAATAATCTAATCAGAACCAAGATAGAAACAATTATGGAGTTGGAAAATGGTATCTCTTGAAAAGAGTGAAAAATTTCAGAATGAATATAATGAATATAGAAAAAAAATTGATGCATTAGATAATATGAGAGTTAAAGCAGAATTAGAAGGGTTATTAGAAAAATTAATTGCAGAAATTCGAAATATCGATCGACAGCATCAATTACTGGTTAATCGAAATACATTAGCTGATATTACAGCCGATTCTAAACATAAAGTTGTAGACATTAGAAGAAAAATTGCAAAGCTTTTAGAAGATTATGATCGAGCAAAAGTTAAATAGCTGAAAAACTCTTAATTGTTATTGCTCCGACCATAACGCCGTGTACTGAACATTGATATCTATAGTTAGGTGGTGAAGTAGTACTGATTGGTATTTTCCAATATAATGTTCCGCTAGTTTTTCCTTGGGCATCTGCTCCAGTACTTACTGTTCCAGTTGTAGACACATGAATTAATCCTGTATTAAAATTTGTACCTGTAGAATCTTGTATTAAAAATGGGTGGCCTGGAATATTAAGGTTAAATGCAATTGTTGTTCCGCTTATTGTAAAAATTGTCGGATTATCACTAGTGCCGTATTGATCAAATCTGTAAGCACTTGCGCCGTTATTTGATACTGCTAACATAGTAATAGCTGGCAAGTAAAATCTATCCACGGTTAAAGATGCAGAATCATCTAAATCAGTAAATGAAGATGCCCCAGAAGAACCTGAATAGTTTATAGTTAGTGTGTCACCAGAAACGGCTGTAGATATACTAGATCCTCCAGCTATAGTAAGTGTATCTGTTGAAGTATTAGCCGTTGTGCTTCCACTATCTCCTTCTACGGTAGCAAATAAATTTTGCTCAACACCATCGCCGCCTCCAGACACTGTGCTTCCTATGGTTACTGTATCAGTATCAGCATCGGTAGTAATAATAACATTAGATCCTGCAACTAGTGTTAATGTATCGTTTGTCGAATCTGCTACTACATTGCTTTGTCCATCGACTGATATTATATTAAAAGAATTAGGAATTGATGCGGCAGTCGAGGAACTTACAATGTTCCATGCAGTTCCATCAAACTGCCAGGTAACGTCGCCTTCGCTATATGTATCGTCTGTTTGTGGGTCTGTTGGAAAGTTTAGTGCCATTTTAATTCCTTAATAATATATTTATTTTTTAAATCGCAATCCGCTGACACGCAGGTTAGAAAAAACTTTTCTTTCCCCTGGTATGAATCTCTGATCTATATTTGCCTGGTATATAACCTTTGCTGGGCCGCCTTCTAAACTTTCGTAATCTTCCCAATTTGCGTCAGTAGGAGTTGTTGATTCTACGCCGTAATAAAAGTCACTGGCATCCTGATTTTGCAAAGATTCCAACCATTCTAACATTTCTCTCCAAGTCCAATCTCTGTTATGTTCTAACACGGTAGCAAGCAGTCCGCAAGCTACTGGACAGGCGGCACTTGTTCCGCCAAACGCACAGTCGTGTGCTGTGCCACCATTAAATGTTAATCCATTATATGTATCTGGCCTTGGGCCTTCATTAGTATAAGTTTTGTTTGCCGCTAGTGTTCCATCAGCAGGAGCATATAGATCTATACCGTTTCCTCTATCACTATAGCTTACTTTAGATTCTAATCCTGTGTTAAAATCATCATCTAATGCACCTATGTTAATAGTTTTATATTGTATTAATCCGTTCTCGTCGGTATACATTCCGCCTTGTTGAGGGAATCCTCTTCGATTTGTAGTCCCAAATACATTTACACCAAACTCAGTGAAGTTAGAATCTGCTAAACTCCCGCCATCTGTGTCTGTAATATAATTATCATAATCTGGATGATCTGATTGTACTTGTTTTTGGTTGCTGTTTCCTGAAGCAACTACAAAAATAACTCCGCTGTCGATAAGCTCGTCTTGGGCAGTAGTTAGTGAGTTAGTTTTCATTTCTGACTTCCAACGACCAGTGTCTCCTTGTGTGCCCATATGAGAAATAAACAACGGTTCAGAAGTATACGAGTTATTAGCAGATGCACGATGAGTATAATAATATGTACTACCGCCTGGATCTTTGTTAGCTCTATATCCCCAGCTGTTAGACATTATTGTAGGATCTTTTGTGTTATACTCTGAGTTTACTGGTTTTAGTTGATGAAATAGTTTTGTTAAATCGAATCCTTGTTCGATTCCACTGCCATAACTTCCATATAAATCTAATGTCCATTTATTGGCATTATAAGCCCAGCCTTGTGTTCTACCAAATGTAAGAGCACCGCAAGGTGTTCCGTGCTCACCTTCAGATATCGGTCCAATGGTAATTGGTTGTTGGGTATTATCTCCGCTGGTATTTAATCTTGTATAGTTACTGCTAATAATAACAGTACCAGCATCGGCAAACTTACTGCTTCTCTGACTAGCATTACTCCACCATGTTCTTGCTACGCTTTCAACTGGGACTCGAGTACTATCCCAACGAGTTGTTAATCTATTGTCTGGATCAGCGTCGAACCACTCTGGGTCAATATAGTAAGGTGAATCTAATACCAAATCTAACACATCACAAGTACCATTGCCCGGAAGTAAGTTTCCTCCGGTGTAACCATTTGGATTTTCCACACTTGTTTGACTATCTGATGAAAGAACACAATTGTTTTGAAATTCTGGATGTCCTATCCACATTCCTTCGTCTGCTACTACAACATCTACATTCTTTCCTGTACCGTATTGTTGTATATTGGTGTTAACTACAGCACTGTCAGCTAAAGATCCATCTACCCAAGGATCTAAAAATTGTTGGCAGCGTGTTAATTGATATCCAGTTCTATTTGAATCTGTAGCATCTGGACTTCCTGGAAGAGTATCTGATGTTTCAAATTCTCTATAATTCTTTATAGATCCAGAATATCTAGATAGTAGAGGAGGAGCTGTCATTTGAAGTTCTTTTGGTGGAGGAGCAAACTCTTCCGGATATTTAGAATAGTCTATATTAATAAATTTTACTCTAGAATCTTGTTTTAATTCGTTGGCTTCATCTTCAGTAAGTAAATAAGTACCTCTTGTAGGACTATGAGGCTTATCATCCTCAACTCGGACTGCTCTTGTCGGAACTGCTTCGTATTGATTTCCATCATTTATCAACTCTTGATGTAGTTCAATCCACTCTTCGGTGGTATGCGTTCCTAATTGGTAAAATTTTTCCGACATAGTCTACCTTAAATTAAATTAGTCCAGCTGCCGTTTTCATAACCTTGAAATTTATTGAGTGTTGTGTTATATATAACATCGCCATTTTGAGCAACAAGTGCATCTCGTTGGGCGGTAGTAAATCTAGCCATTCTTATTGGGCCTGTTGTAAGATCTACTCTAGTTCCAGCATCTAGATTAATTTCGTTATCTGATACAATTTCTGGAGTTCCTGACCCTTGGCTGGAAATTTCTCCAGTTAGTGTTAAATCTGTAATAAACGCTCTTTCAGTAACTAAATCGTTTTCTACCGTTAAATCACTCTGCATAGTAATTGCAGGTGTTACTGTGATTGCAGACGAATCGGTTGTATCTATGTTTGTTCCTGTAAACGAAAAACTTCCTAGTGATACATCGCCGGGTTGCCAACGACTATTAGATGTATTCCACAGTAATGCTTGACCGTCAGTTGCACTAACCTGTGATAAAGCATAAGTGTTTAATTCGCTAGTACTAGTATCTACTAATAATGTCGAATCATCTCCTAAAATTGTAGAACTTATTGTTGCAGGTACACCAATATCAGATTGATCAGCAAGCTCTACCCAATTTCCTGCGTGGGCATAATATGCTTTTCCTGTAGCATGAACATGTGCAAACATTCCATGATAGGTACTAGCATCGGGTAAATCTCCTAAACTAGAATACACATTTGCAAATAAAATTCTATTAGCTCCGAAATCATAGGTGCCTGATACATAAGGGTCGCCTATAACATCTGCGAACGACGGAAGTGTCGGTTTATTATTTAAGTCGTCATAGTCTCCACTAAATGCAGGAAATGCTGGTTGTATCCATTGTTCAGAATCACCATCGTCGATATATACATATAAGGCACCGTTAGTGGTGTTTAACCATAAGTTGCCATTTTCTGGGGATACAGGTAAAGATTCGCCTACAGTTACGCTGGTACTTCCACTACCAGCAATACTGCTTCCGTCGCTGGCTGATATTCCTGCCGATGCAGCTTTTGCTGCAAAATCACTGTCAGAAATGTTACTTAAATCGGCTCTGGCTAAATCAAGTCCTCCCTTAGTAACACCGTCAAATAATGTTAAACTATTATTTTCTCGATCCCAAAATAACTCACCTCTAGATCCAACTCGTCTCGATAGGAATCCCGATTCTCTAGGAATAATTCTAATAAAATTAAATGTTTCTGTACTAGGCATATATAATCTCGTTTATAACATATTTATCAATAACTACGGTTTACAGTTAATGCTAGGATAATTAATAATGTAAAAAGATACACAATCTTTAAGTAATTGTATCAAGAAATAAAAATTTGACTTTTTTTGTTTCTTAACTGTATATTATAACTATATCATACAAGGATACACACATGCAGATGATACCAATTTTCGGCACCTGGGTAGGAGTAGCACCAATACACAGCTTAAATATACAGAGTGCGTTAGAGTATGTGCAAGTATGTGATGAGGAATATGCATATGGCGGTGATAATGGTAGCGTAACTGTAACACAGAGATTGCTCGATGCTGAAATATTTAAGGATGTGAAACTAGAGTGCGAAATATTATCACATGAATATGCGAGACAGCAAGGGCATCAAGTAGAAGCAGTAAGGATTACTAGTTCGTGGGGCAATACACTTAAAAAGAATGAGCCAATACATGTTCATATGCATCCTAACAGTTATGTAAGTGGTGTATTTTATCTAACAGACGGTGCTCCTTTGAACTTTCATAGCCCTTTTCAAACAGAGGATCTATTCACACTTAGACCATTAGTACAATGGGAGGAACATAACGAATGTACTTGGCAAGTACTCAAATTACCAATCAAGGCTGGTTATGCAATATTGTTTCCTAGTAGACTAAAACATCATGTAGATATGAATACAAACGACTATAGATATTCCGTTGCGTTCAATACAATGCCAACGGGGTCAATAGGCGATAGCACAAAAGAATTAAACATAGTTGAGGTAAAATAGCATGCCAACATTACACACATTTGGTTGCAGCATTACACAGGGTTTCGCACTTCCAGACGTGGTACGACCGCCACTCACAGCAGAAGAAGAATCGGCACTAGACAGACCTAGCCATTGGTCAGATGAGCACATACTAAAACCAAGCAAACACGCTTGGCCGGCAGTACTCGGCGATCTGCTTAGTATGCCAGTGGTTAATCATGCGCGACGCGGAAGTTGTTTCCAGCAGATTGCAAGGCAGTGTGCAGTTGCCGCGGACGAAATACAGAGTGATGATCTAGTAATTGTTATGTGGACATACCTAGGTAGAATAAGCATGCAATGGCCTGCAAGAACTTCAGTTCCATTACATCATTACATAGATGCCAAGAAGAGCTGGAGCACCTGTATGTGGCCTGGATTCAATAAACTATTTGGACTAAGCCCAAGCAAGGCTAGTGCTATAGGCAGTAATATTGTAAGTCCCGTTGATGATCAATTGTACACATACATACATGAAAGCACACAATATGCATTCAATCCATTAGGAATATATGACAGATTTCACAACTATCTATTGCTACAGATTATGACTGACGGATTCTTAAAGTCAAAGGGCGCAAGAGTCATGCATCTAAGTGTCGAGGCTGAACCATACTTGGAACAACTAGAGAGTGCTGCTAGGAATCTTGATCCTTCTCTGCAGGAACCGTGGGAAATTCCAAATCCTAGAGATTGGTATGAAATTGCGGTTGATCATAACAGTTGTGAAGTAATACTTGATCCCAGTATACCTCCAGCAGAGAATGATATGCATCCAAGCGTGACACATCATAAAAATTTTGCTAATCATATCTATCAAGAATATTTTTTAAATAATTCGACTCTTAATATGTAACGAATCTGTTACTATATTATTTTTTGCATCAATATCAGGTAAAGAAGAAGCAAACTCCCATAAATTATCAAATATCAAAGTTTTTTTCTTAAGATTTTTGTAAGTAAACTTTTTTATCGTTTTCTCTGTTTCTTCACCGTACCCAGTGCGCACTAATACAGGAGTAGCCTTTATTTTTTCTGCTGATTTTAAATCAGTTAGCTTATCACCAACATAGAAGCCACCTTTAAATTTTAAATTGCATTCAGCTTCTGCTTTCTTAAACATTCCAACATTAGGCTTAGCAAAGAAGTCGTCTTTGAAATTAGTATGACTATAGTAAATTCCGTCTATACTTGCGCAGCCGGCCTGACCTAGCAGATTAAGCATATAATCATGCACAGTAGCAACTTGATCTGTAGTCATTATACCTTTGCTAACTCCAGCTTGATTAGTTAATACAACAATATTGTATCCTTTTCTTCTAAGAAGTGCAACAGCTTCCAAACTGTTTTCAATAGGAGTAAACTGTCCAGGATTGGTAACATAAGTACCTAAATCTTCATTTATCGTTCCGTCTCTGTCTAATCCAATTGTTATTGATTTTTTAGTCATAATTGTTAACTCTTTATCACGTCGGGTCTATTCTAATGTTACCTGACACACTTATTCTATAGTCGTCTGATGTATAAAACGGATATACGATGTGCTGAAGACTAGCCGGAAACATAAGTATAGTTCCTTCAAAAGTCTTATCAACAGGTACAGCCAGGTTTTTTATTTTTCCTAGTACGTCATTATATACAAAACAAAATTTAGATGTATAAAAATTATCTTTATGATTATCACTGGTCCCTGAGATTAACGGAAAATAATTTACTTCGTCTTCTAAGTTATAAGGTATTTTAAGCCATATAACAAAGCTTAACGCCCCTGAATGATGATGTATAGGATTAAACTCGTGTTTTTTTTGTTTGTTGACCCATAAACTATCTAGATATAAATTATACGAGTTGCATTTAGATACTTCTTCAAACTCATCCAAATGCCCCGGATTAGATTCGGTCCAAGATTTCGCTATAGATAATAACCAATTTTGAAAATAATTCTTTACATGATCCAAAGAATACTCTTCCTTAATATGTCCTTGTAGTCTATGGTTGTAGGGTTCAGAGTCCTTAGAAAGTTTATCTATTTCTAAATTTAAAATATTTTGTAATTCTACAGGCATTCGAGATTCAATAAATCTAAGATTGGTAAAGTCTCTAATCGATGCCCAATGTGTATCATCGGTCATTATAAAAATTTTCCTCTATTAATCGTAAAGTCTATCAGCATCACTATCTTCTATCAATACATCCATATTCCACGAAATAATTGTTTTGATTTCTTCTGTATTATTATTCGGAGCCCTATGGATTACCCAGCTAGGAAATGTAATAATATCACCTTCTCGCACGTCAAAAGTGTGAATATTTTTTGTAACAGGATTTATCCATTCTGTTTGTGCTTTATCTTCCGGTAAGTTTACATAATATACATTTGTAAAGTTGTTACTGTGTGTATGCCATGCATGCTTGCCACCCTTTGCATACTGCTGAAACCAAAGTTCCGTAATTCCAAATGTTTGGTACCCCATAGTATTACACCATTCGTTGAGATGAACAGCAAGAGGAATATTTATAATTTTTAGCCATTCTCTGTCTCCGTCATACCTTGCTGTATTCCAGTCACACCTGACAATATCGCTATCAGGCGCAGTGATATGTTCTGCATCTTCTTGCCTTAGAATAGCATCTAGTATTTGTTGTTTTAGTTGATCGTGTTCTCTAAAAGGTTTAATACTTAAAGGAAATGGTATGATATTGTCCATTAGTACAAATCGCCCTGTCTTTTGATTATTATATTTGATGAAAACACAACTCTTGGTTCAGTTGTTTGATTATAATATACATAGTGCTCAAGACAAGACGGAAATATAATCAATAATCCTTCTTTCATTATAGGCTCAAAAGTATTTGGATACTGATTCATTGGGTCCAGTTCTAGATATTTTAAATGGTTTGAAAAGTTAGGTGTTCTAAAAACAAACTGTCCTGCTTCCGGGCTTGACTGTTTTAATACAACCACAGACGAAAATGCCGGTACATTGGTTGTTATATGATTGTGCAACTGTTGGTGATCGTATTGATTGTAAACATTATACCAAGTTTGCATTTCGACTGTGTATTGAAATTTAAATAAGAATGAATCTATATAATCTTGAATATAAGGTCCGGGAAGTAATGTGTCATTCCATTTTTTAAAAAAATCAGCATCACCCCAGCGTTGTGATGAATTTTTAGAAATTCTACTGGCGCTACCTTTATATTCATCGTCTTCTCCATTTAGTGTTAATGGAAGATAATGATCTTGTAGTGTCTTTAGATCCGATGCATCTAATTCTAAAATGCCTACAGGATAGCCTTCGAGATGTATTTTTAGCATATTCTAAATATCATTCCTACTATATATATTAGTTTCGAACCCAGTTGTAAGATCTACTTTTTCAAAAGTGTCAAAAAAGTTAATTATTTTATTTGCCAAAATTTTATGATTAACTTCTGAAAAATGATTGAATCTATAATCTCCAGTTTTATTGTAGTATGCTATAGCCGTCTTTTCACAGTCAAATTCTAATCCTGATGCTTCACACAAGCTTCCTTCTACTCCTTTAATATTGTGGAATCCCGGAAGTATCAAACACTTAATGTTTTTTTTGCCATATAATTGGGTCCTAAGTGATAATGAGTCAAGAAACATATTGAAGCGTATTAAGGGGCGTTTTTCGAAATACAGGTGTCTTTTATACATTTCCAGTGCTTCGTATTCTTTTTTGGTAACCTCAACATCTGGCGTCAAACTGATTCCTAGATTAGTCGCTAGGTATGGTTTATTTTCAAAGAACCATTCTCTATACATAGAAGTCAACTGTATTATGATACAATCTCCATCCTTAAAAAATGGTTCTTTTTCGAATAGTTTATAATAAATGTAATCATTAGAGCACCCTAGTACTGCGTGATTCTCATATTCGCTATTTCCATATATGCTTTCGTTAACAATTGTGGTCCAATTCTTTTCCAAAGGCAGATATGTTATAGGAGTTCCTTTAGGTCCAAAAACTTCATTTCTATGAGAATCGGGAATTGAAAAACTATCTCCAAAAACGTGCAACATATTTTCTCTCTACTAATTTACAGTGATACCAGTTTCTAACAAGATATTAAAAGACAAACTAATACGGTCCTCGTTAGTTGTATTTTCATTAACGCTATGATCCAAGAATCCAGGAAACAACAGTAGTCTACCCTGCTCCGGAGGGAATGAATTCTCGTGTGCAAACGAGCTTCCGATTGGATTACATTTTAATGCCTTATGCGAATTCCTAAAAACTATGTCACCATCCTTACCGTTTGTTTTAAACCAATACACTCCGCTAATATGGCTAGTTCCGTGATCGTGAATGTGAGAAGAAAGTCCAGTCTTGGTTAGTGAAAGCCATGAAGTTTCGATTGCTGTTTTATAATTTGGCTTAACATTCATCGCTGCCATATAATTGTAGCAATGATGCATAATAAATTGCGTAACAGCTTTCATATCTTTAGACTTTAAAATATTTTCAATAAAATTTCCTTTATTAGATAGATACTGCGAAGAACTATTCCAATTTGGGTTTTGTCCCCACTGATCTTTCGTATAGAGTTCGTCAACTACAGTCTGTAGTTCGGCTTGTACATCTGTATATTCCGTGTTTTCTAGTTTGTATGTATAAAGAGGGGTAGGAAATAATGTAAAAATTTGTCCCTGAGAGTCCATGATTATTCTCGTTCGTTATGATTTATATTTACTAACATTTTTGTTGCAGGAAAATAGATGTAATTAATTCCTGAATTGTAAAGAGTACGCATTGCATCATCGATAGTTTCTACTAATGGTTCACCACCTAGATTAAAACTTGTATTAAAAAGTGCAGGCACTCCTGTTTGATTTTTGAATTCTTTAATTAGATTATACCAATGAAAGTTTTGTTCCTCTGTTACAGTTTGAATTCTACAGGTGCCGTCTATGTGTATAACTGCTGGTATTTTTTCTTTTACACCTGATTGGCAATTAACTGCATACATCATACTTGGAGAATCTTCCATACCGCGCAAATCAAACCAGTCATGTACATCATCATGCAGCACCGATGCGGCAAACGGGCGGAAGTATTCACGCTTCTTAACCAAATTAACAAAATCCTTACCATCTGGATCTGTTGGATCATACATTAGTGAACGATTACCTAATGCTCGAGGTCCACTTTCACCTCGTTCTTGATACAATGCTACAATGTTTTTCTGTCTAATAGTGTCGATGACTTGTTCGTAATCGACATTGTATTCTATAGTGCCGTCGTATTTTTTAGCACATTCGACAATTTTTTCTTCTGTTATGTGTTGTACCGGACCTAAAAATAAATTTTCATCTTTTGATCTTACTTTTGTATCTTGAGATGTTTTATAGTAATGATAAAATGCTGCACCTATAGCTGTACCTGCATCGTTCGAAACAGGTTCAACATATATCTTTACGTCTTTCGGTAAATGCTTTAAAAAGAAATAATTAGCAACACAATTTAGAGCATAGCCGCCGCTAATAACAATGTTTTTATTGCCGGTTCGTTCAATTGATTTTAAAATTAAATCAAGCACTAATTGTTGTGATTCTACCTGAACATTATACGCCATATTTCGTCGTGACGGCAGTAATGTAACATCTTCTGCATCTGATTTTTGTAAAAGTTCATTGGCTTTATTTTTTTGATTTTCATCATTTGGGTCTGTAACAGCATTAACTATTTCATTAGGGTCGTAAAGTCTGTCTCTAATTTCCGGAAATTGCGAATCATCAACCCATGCTCCATTTGGATATGTATTAGTAAATAGATCTTTATTACCGCCAAAATTACCATAAATCTTAGGTGCTTTGTTCGGTTCTCCATACGGAAACAAACCCATAGTTTTACCCGCTTCTATTGAGTCGAATCCACAAAATCTAGTTACCGCTTCGTATGCTTTAACAATACCTGCTTTATCGTTAATTATAACTTCTGTACCATTGCCGTCACTATTATAGTGTTCAGTACTCCAAGGTCCGTTGCCTCCAAAATGCTTGTACACTTCCTCGAAGTTTGCAGGGTATGAACAATCATATATACTTTCAACTTCAAACATAGTTTGGCCATCAGGACGTTCAATAAATGTGCCTGCGCCGTCGACAATAACAGCACTTGCTTTCTCAAATCCAGATCTATAAAACGCGGCGGCCGCATGACTTCTATGATGTTGATCGTGATATTTAAATACTTGGGTATCGACATCGTCGATTAATCTCAACTTCCTAGCAAGTGCAGAATACACATCTTGCCTTACATAATCGTTCATCGGCTCGTCATGATCTTGTGTGTGAGATATTGCCAAATAATCGATCTTGTCAGTATAATCAAGAATTTTGACCATACTCGCGAGCGGTCCGCCGTCATATTTTTGGCGAGATAATCTTTCTTCTTCGATTGCAAATACAATTTCGCCATCCTTTAAAAGGCATACGCCTGCGTTGTGTCCTCGAGCAATGCCTGCTATATAACCTGTTTTTTCCATTATTTTTTTCCTAAGGTAGTTCTTATCTGCTCAATAATTTTATTAATTGTATCTTTGCTGAGTTTCATTAGATTTTCATTGTGTCTATCAATTCTAACATCCACTACAACTCTTAATGGAGAATACAATCTTTGCCCTTCACCGTTATCTATTATTTTAAGAGTGCTACTATCAGGATACGAAATATTTTCAGGGAATGTACTTCCTATGACTACTGTGCCTGGTTTTTTTAGAGCATGCACAACATGCTGACCTACCGAGTCACATCCTAGGAAATAATCAGCAGCATTAATAATGCCAGTCCATTGTAATAAACTAGCTTGTTCCGGAAGCATTACATTAAGTGCTTTTTCTGTGGGTATTTTTAATTCGCTCATTAGAATGACGGCATAGTCTTTATTCAACTCTTCAAGTATTGTTATAATATCGCTAACTTCGAACGATCTGCCACTTTCATCAACAATAACTCCGCCGTGCATTGTAGCAGTAGATCCAAATGGCTGAAATATTATTACCTTTTCTTTTTTAAAATGCCTTCTTGCCTCGTTAACTAATTCCTCTCCTGTTGCGATATCTTTTTTACCAATAAAAAGATTATTATATTCTTTTGTTTTTGGAATAGTTTCGGGTGGAACATCATAATTAATCAACATATCAAAGGCTTGAACTAGATTACATCTTTGAGTAAAATACGCATTAAGTTTATAAGGTTCAGGAGTAATAATCTCTCTGTCTTTTAATTTTTCAAAAAGATTTGGATCGTTAGCAGGAAATACATTAGATGTTAATATTTTACTAGTTAAGTATAGATCTATCCAGCCTTCGACAACGATAACTGCTGTTGGGTCTATATGTTGTACGTGGTGTTCAAGGGCGGGGATGGCGCAGAGAACTCTACCTGCGCCACCGTTTATAAAAAATGCTTTTTTCATTAATATCATAACCTCTGCGAATTGCTGTTGCTATGATATTTATTTTGCCAATTAACTGGTAGTTAATAATGTGGCAAGTTTATTCTACACCCTTACCTGTAAGTAATTCTTACTAAGCCGCCAGCGCCAAAGGAACCCCAACATGCGTTTCGTGACGATGTTACATGACCTGCGCCGCCACCACCAGGGAAGGCCGCGTGTGCTGAACAACAAGCCAAGTTACCTGTGCAAGGATGCTTACCTCCCACTCCATGTGATGCAAAAAATGGCCCTGAAGGAGAACCTGCGACTGAGAAGTGGTCTGCACAACAGTTGTACTGTCTGTTCATTGAACCTGCTGTGCCTCTAAATACCATATCAGCTCCATATCCTGCTTCGTTACAGGCATTTGCTTGCCAAGTATTATTATATATTCCTCTATTACACTGGACATTACCAATGTGACAGTTATAACAGTTTGACACTTTGTCCCAAATAGTCGGACCACCCATGCCGCCAGTTGCGCAAAAGTTACTTAGTCCTGTACCCGTAACATAACTTCTACACCCATGTCGATTATTTACATTACACCGACAGCAACAACTACAAGCTGATGATCCAGCAGCACACACAGTGTATGTGTCGCCGTCGTTAAACCCGTGTACTGATTTTTGTAAAGTTTTTACGGCATAATTACCACCTTGGCCACCAATGCCAAAATCGTTGTCGCCGCCTGATGAGCCACCAGGACCGCCACCGCTTAATATTTCAAACTTTATCGATGTGATTCCGTTTGGAACAGTCCACTGGCAACATCTACCTCCGTTACAAGGAGACCACCAATCTGTATCATAAACATATAGTTCAAAAGCTTCAGGAATTTTACATTGATGTTGGTTATTACTAAAAATGATACCTTGGTTTGATAGTTGTACTGGCATTATTCAACACCCTTTGGGAATTGTCCGATTGCATCATTATCTTCCTCAGTTCTATCAGCAATCATAATTACTGGTACTTCTGGGTCATTAAAGTTTGGATCAACACCTTCATCCGGTGCTATAGGGAACCTTACCAAATATCCAGGAACTCCGTCCCATTCATTTGGCATGTTTCTAAGTTTTTGTCTATAATCACTCCATTGTTGCTTTAATGATGCAGGCATGTCTTCTGCAAGCTTACCGTCACTCATATATAATCTATGATTTCTTTCCTCTCTAAGGAAATTCCATGATCTGTCTCTATCAAATTCAACAAACTTTAACGGTGCTTTATAATCATTGTATAATGCATATTCATCATACACTTCTGCAATATGGCTTGGATCAGGAAGTATAGCATTTGGTTGATCCTCAGGCCCAACTTTAACTTCGTAAACTTTTGGTGCTTCTATGCCGCCCCATAGCAGTGCAATTTTTATGATGTTTTCGTCAGTATTTGCACTTAGAACTTCTCTTCTAAGATGCAATGGTAATGGGCAATCAGGTTCCTCGTCCGGACTGTGAGTTTCTTCTAAATACCCAGTTTCTTTATTGACCCAACATATTATCTCAGAAGGGCCATTATATACCTGAGTGCTTGTCTTTCCTAACTTAGTTTCGGTAGAATACAGTTCGTCTGGTATACTATAAGTTAGTGTTTTAGTTATATTTTCCATATGTTTTCTCCTTAACTATAAGTAATTCTTACTAAGCCGCCAGCACCAAAACTGCCCCAACATGCATTCCGTGACATAGTTGAGTGACCTGCACCGCCGCCACCTGGGAAAGCCGCGTGTGCTGAACAACAAGCCAAGTTACCCACACAAGGGTGCTTACCTCCCACTCCGTGCGATGCACTAAATGGCCCTGAAGGGGAACCTGCTACAGAAAAGTGGTCCGCACAACAGTTGTACTGTCTGTTCATTGACCCTGCTGTGCCTCTAAATACCATATCAGCTCCGCGTCCTGCTTCGTTACAGGCATTTGCTTGCCAGCTGCTGTTATACAATCCTCTATTACACTGTACATTACCAATGTGACAGTTATAACAATTTGACATCTTATCCCAAATGGTCGGACCGCCCATACCACCGACTGTGCAAAAGTTACTTAGTCCTGTACCCGTAACATAACTTCTACAACCGTGTCGATTATTTACATTACATCTACAGCAACAACTACAAGCTGATGATCCAGCAGCACACACAGTGTATGTACTGCCATCTGTGAATCCGTGTACTGATTTTTGTAAGGTTTTTACGGCATAATTACCACCTTGGCCACCAATTCCGTAGTCAAAATCGCCACCTGATGAGCCACCAGGACCTCCACCGCTTAATATTTCAAACTTTATCGATGTAGTTCCGTCTGGAACAGTCCACTGACAACATCTACCTCCGTTACAAGGAGACCACCAATTTGTATTATAAACATACAATTCATAACCTTCGGCAATCTTACATTGATGTTGGTTATTAGCGTAAACGATGCCTTGGTTTGATAGTTGTACTGGCATTATTCTGCTCCTCCCTTAATTGTATCTAATTCTTCTTTTAGAATTTTTATAGATTCTATCAATAACGGAATTATTTTATCATAATTAACAGCAAGATACCCATCTTCTCTTTCAACTACTGCCGAAGGTAGAGCCTCTTGCACTTCTTGAGCAATAACTCCTACATCGAGCTCTGTTCTTTCTGGATACATTTCTTTTGCAACACTATTCCAGTAGTATTGATATCCTGAAATTTTTGAAAGTTTTTCTAAACTGTTATCGATCTTTGAAACATTTTCTTTTAATCTTATATCTGATGATGCATAGGCAACTACATCGGCGCCTGCATATAATGCACCACTTAATCCAATTCCTCCTGTAACTATTATAGTTCCAGTAGTTGTCGATGTTGATGCAGTGCCGCCACCTAACGATAACGATCCTGTGCTTGGCTGGAATGATAATTTTGTTGTGGATATACGAGCATCACTGATACCGCCAGATGAGGTCGGAGTAATAGTAAGATAATGTGTGGCAGCATCGTCGTTGTTATCTGTAATTGTTACACCTGGATTTGCCCAGCTTAATGTTCCGCTGCCGTCTGTAGATAATAGCTGTGCTTCGGTGCCGTCTGTTGCTGGCAGGGTCCAAATTAAATCGGCAGTCACGGTATCAGGTGCTTTAAATCCAATGTAGTTTGAACTATCACTGTCTGCAAATCTTAAATTACTTGCGGCTAAAATTTCAAAATCTTTTAAAGATTGAATAATACCTGTGCCGTCTGCATCTAACCTCAAGTTAGAATCTACTTCTACAGATCTTAATGTGTTATCATCGAAAAAGTTAAATCCAAAACCGCCTGGATTAATACCGCTCGAAACTCTTCTTCCCATAATTATTTCCCTTGTAAGTATTTAGCTTATACTAGCGAAGTTTCTATGCCCATCGCTATAGCATTAACACTAATAGTGTTAGATCTTACAACAATTTTTTGTCCTGCTGCTAACACAATACCTGTTCTTTCTAACACACCATTTCCAAGAATTGTTGCATCATATTCTATATATTCTGCATCTGTTGGTGTGTCAGCTGCCGAAACTGCAATTCTCACAGCTACTGATGATGCATTTCTATTTGTTAAGTTTATGGTAGCCACACAGAATGTATCTGCAGGACAAGTATACACTGTGGTATCTGTCGCTGCTGCTAAATCTGATGGTGTACCTATTACGCCTGTTGCCATTATATTCTCCTATTATACTAAAAAGTAATTCCACGCTATTGGGTATCCAGTTACAGGGCCTTTGAAGTTAAACTTACCTCGCATGTTAATAACTGATCCGTCGACTGTTCGTATTTGATTAGTATTTATAAATACCGATCCAGCCGTTACACTATTCACATTAAGTGATGCACCACCGCCGCCAATCTGTGACGCAATGAATGCTCTAATTGCTCGCTGTGTTGGTACAACACTATCCGAGTCAGCTGTAAAGAATGGGTCTGAACTAAACTCATCAATACTTGCTGATCCACCGCCTAGTGTAACTTCACCCAACGATAGTTCTTGTAGACCTGCAATATTAAATGCATCAGCATTCAATGTTGCAACACCAGTTGACTGTTCAATTGTGAACAAATCACCAACTCGGAAGTTACCATCCTGGTCCGTACTTGTATAGAATACACGACCACCGTTTCCTTCTTTAGTTTCTTGAGCCGGGATTGGGTCTTGTGTCGGTGTTCCTGGATAGTTTGTTTCTTCAAAGCTACCAGTACCAATGTCTAGGAAGTCGTGTCCTGTTAGTCGTACTTGACTAAATCTAATTCTAGTTGTAAGACTAGTGCCATTTTCAGGAGCTTCTTGAATTGTTAATTCTGGACTTACTTGGAAGAATGCTGTATATGCACCGTCGTTCTGTCCTAAGAAGGTTAACACATTTACAAGTTTAAATGTTCGATTTGGTAAGTGACCAAATACAATATTTGATCCGGGTACCGGACGCTGGCTTAATCTTCTAACAAATATGAATGCTCCTGGTTGATAGAAATCAGCAAATCCGTTACTATTATCGTCATCAACCTCAGCATTAGCACTTGTGTATTCTTGTCCTCTATCTACAAAACTAGGCGTAGCTAATGCTCCTTTGCCTACTCTAACTTCTACCGGTAGTTCAAATGTGTTATTTGGATCAGTAACTGTCATAGTCGGAGCAGTATCATATCCTGAACCTGGTTCTGTTAATCTAATTACAAAGATCTTGGTTTGTGCTACAAAAGCTCTTGCTCGTGTAGTTGCGCCTGTTCTAATCTTAACAGCATGATCGCCATTATCGTTCTGGAACGCTAACCAATATCCTGTTTTTTGAGGATTACCAAATACAATAGCATTATAACCATCGTTTTGTATTCCGCCGGCTGTTGGTATACTTTCGTCAGTCCAATATAATCCGTTTTCAGACTTCATTACAAACTGATATCCAGTCTGTCCATTTAAAGTAGCTGTAGCTATGAACAATCCTTGTCCATATCTAACTCTTTGATAACCTGCAGGATCATTAGAATCTGGAGATCCGACAGTCATTGCTGTCCAAGTTTCGCCGTCGATGCTGATAGCACCATTATTGCTATCGCTAGCAACTGCTACGAATGCTCCACGACCCCATGTTACGCTGGTCCATGTACTGTTAGCAGGTAAGTCTTCTTGTGTCCAAGTTTCACCACCGTCATCTGAATATTCTACAGCATCAGTATTACCTGTTTTAACAGCAACAAATTTACCCATACCATATGTAACATCAACAAACCCTGTGCTATTTAATGTACCTGTAACATCCCATACTTGGCCGTCTAAAGATATTGCAACTGTGGTACTATCGCTAGCTATTGCAACAAAACGACCGTTACCGAAAACTACTCTTGTCCAAGATGCACTTACTGGTAAACTTGATGAGAACCAGTTAATACCGTCTGCACTCCATGCTGCTCTTGTTCCGCCAGTAGCAACCGCAACAAATCTTGATACTTTTAGATCTGAAGATCCGTCATCAATTAATCCTGATGCGACGCCAGTCCAGTTAGTGGTAGGTAATGGTAAGATACGAGTGGACCAATTTTCACCGTCGGTGCTAGTAAATATACCGTTTCCGCTGTTTGATTTATTTGCAACAAATAGGCCGTTTAATCCGAAACCTTCTTGATCATATTCAAGAATTTCACCGGTTACACTGTTAATTGCTGTAATCGTAAATGTAATATCGTTAGTAGGTGTTTCTCCGCCTAAACTTGTACCTAGAATCTTAAATGTTTCTAGTCTAGAATAATCTAGTCCACCGTCTGTTAATGTAATAATATACTTCGAACCGTTACGAACTACATCAAATGTAGCGCCAGTTCCAATTCCTGTATAACTTGTAGGTGATAATCCAGTATAGGTTGCGGCAGTTTCACCGAATGTTGCATCAACCCAGTCTCCTACTTGTGGTAATTCTAAACTGTCTGCTTGGAATCCTGGACTTGTAAAACTAATTGCAGGCTCCATTACATATGTCGAACTTGCATTTGGACTTACAATTGTTGTTCCTGGAACTACATGATCCCATCCAGATTGGCCGTCACTTTCTCTTACAACATTGGCTAGTTTTGTACCTGCATTATATGTACTAACGATACCAAATTGTCCTTGACCAGCTCCGCCGTCAACAAAGACTTTCATACCAACATATGCAGAACTTACTTCTTGGTCTACCGCAGCCAATGTTATACTTGATGTTGTACCACCTTGTGCTGTGTTAGCATTTGTTAAATACCCATCACCACCGAACTGCCCACTCGAATCGTCTCCAAGATCAATCAATCTAACCTGGAACACTGCATCATCACGGAACTCGTCTGCTTCAATATCAACATTTACGCCGCCACCTGTAATAGTGTATGCTACTTCGGTGTAATCGTTACCAGCATGGTCAAATTCAAAATTGAAAATATCGTCGCCGTTTGTATTTGCGGACCCAATAACTGCATTAAATCCACTCTTATTGTCAATTACCGCAGTATTTGGTATTTCGTCTGCATCAAATCCTTCTGCTACTGCGCCAAAGTCTCCATACGAACAGTTACCATTAGTACCACGAATACGCCCACCTGATTCTGATAAGTAACCAATGTGTGCATAATATGTAAATACAGACACAAGTTCTGCTCTTCCGTTATTTGATACCCAAGCACCTATACCGTCGCTGATTACTTGCGTAAAGTCATTTGATACAATACTATCATTACCGCCATTGTGCAAACTTCCATCAATTTTTTGACCAATTGCCGCTGTGCCGAATGTGGTTACACCTTGAACATACGGCGAACGAGTTAAGATCCATCCTCTATAATCATCTGGGCCCCAACCTGGATCTAACGAGCAGTATGCTCCAGCACTTACACGACTTGTACCATATTCATTTTCAGGTAGTAAGTCACCAGTTAGTTCTACCAGTGTTTGGTTACGAACTCCAGTTGCATTTCGTAGATAATAGCAATCTTCTTCAAGTGATCCTACTACTGCATTAGCATAGTATCTTGCAGCATACAATGACTTATAGTTACCTGGGAACTTAATATCGTATTTAAGAGCATCAATATAAGTGTTAACATCTCTTAAACATAATGCATTATTGTAATATAAACTTACAGTAAATGACCCTACTGTTTCGACGTCGAAGTCTCCGCCGGCTGATATATCTAAAGGTGATTGTGCATTTCTTGTCTCAGCAATTGTAATAGTTTCGCTGTCAATAACATTTTGAACATAGTATGTTACACCTGTTTGGATTCCACTAGTCGTGGCTCCTGTAAAGCGAATTGCTGTGTTTCTACTCATCCAGCTAGTGTCGCTTACATTGATGTAATCTGTAGAATCTTGTGTAACAGTTACTGTCGAAGTATATGTGTTCGCAATCCAGTTATCAATTTCTGAAACAATAAAGTCTCTGTTTCTTTCTAGTTGCAGAACAGCATATTGTCTGTTACGAATACCGGTACTACAGTTGTCACCTTCGAGCGAGCCAGTGTAGATAATATCATCAATAATGGTCATTAATGATTCAATTCTAGCCTGTGCAGTTGTATCTCCGCCAACATTCGCTAACGCTTCAGTTTTAGCATTTGTCAAAGCATCTCTAGTAATTTGCTTTTGATTTAAAGTAAACACTTCGGCTGCTGACGATCTCAAGTAAGAATACCCAGCTTTAATGCTTTGGAAGTTACTATCAAGCATAAAGTCAAAACTTACAGCTTCAAGAATTAATCTTAAATCTCTGATACACTTGTTTTGTATGTATAAGATTTTAGTTCTATTACCTTTAGTGCTAGTAGCACTTGGATATACAAATTCTCTTGTTTCGCCTGATGAAGTACAGGATACTGTGATATTTGTAATATCTACAACGTCACCAGCTTCTAAACCGTGATCTGTAGATGTGGTCACTGTTGCGTACCCTGTAGATTCATTATAGACAAAGTTAGTGATATTTACATCTGTATCATCTGCTTTGGTTACTACACCGCCGCTAACATATGTGTGAGCAATGTCATTTTTACCTACATAGACTATAAAATCGTCGTTGGTTAATCCATTTAATCTTACAACAAAATCTATATGGTAGGCTACTTCATTCAAGTCATCAATGACATTTTCGATAATAGTTTCACGAGCTGCACTCAATGTTTCTGCCGCCGTAATAAGAGCAGTAGTGGACCCAACACCGTCGGCAACTGCTGGATAATCAATCTTGTTAGCTGTAATAGATAATCCAGTGCCATTAGTTAAAGTATATGCGCTTCCACCAAATGTCTCAGAAACTGTAAATGTGTTACCAGCAGGAGTACTTGCAATCCAATATCTCGTATTTTTAACGAATCCGTTTTCTGTGCTTCTAACAACAATTAAATCGCCGACCTGTAAGTTATGGGTAGCAGATGTTGTAACCACATTACTAGCAATAGTAGTAATAGTAACACTAGGCCAGTTGTCAGTCCCGCCATTTACAAGGTTTCTAATAATATCTATTGCGCCGTTTGTAAATGTGATACTGGCTGCAGATCCAGCAGTATCTACAAATTGAGGAACTGCGGTTTGTAGTGGTGTTGGTAATAATATCGCGCCAATAACACTTTGTAGTCTTGATTTTAAGAAGTCGTATGCGGCAACTGTAGCACTAAGTTCACTTGTGCTAATCAATCTCTGCCCTGCATATCCTTCATAGTATGCTAACCCTGCATTCAAACTTTGACTATATCCGCCATAAGTTAAATCATAAGCAACAGCATCAACGATATACCCAACATCTTGTCTACATTTTGTTCTGCTGTACTTTAGATCTGGGTAGTTTGCGGCTATAAAAGCAATAACTTCTTCTTTTAGAAACTCTTTGTTTTCTACAACTAATTTTCTAGCATCGCCATACCCTACAAGATATGAATCGTTGTATCCGACTGGGTCGGTACTAGATGCCATATGTGTAGTACCAATTCTAAAATCAATATTTTGTTGGATCGATCTTACAAGTTGTGTAACGGCATCTTGCTCTAATGTATCAGCATACGGCCATTCTCTACTTTGAACTTCGGTATTTCCGACGCTTTCTGTAACTTCGTTACCTACTACAATGTCGTTTACGATAGATTCTAATCTACCTAATGCACCAATACTATACTTGGCATCTGTTTTATCGACAGAACTAATTGCAGGCCCAACATTTGTTCCTCTAAGCTCATCACCTAGTATACATACACCTTCTGGAACAATAATCGGCAATACTTCTCGATACTTACCAGTGCTGACCATAATTGCAACTTCATCAAAATTTCTAGCAGGAATTCTGCTAGTATCGCCATCGTCTATTGCATTTGTTATAATAGTTGTTAATGTTTGTATTCTTGGAAGTGCTGTTGCTTCTGCTGTAATAGAAGCATCAAAATATTGAGTAACAATAGCTGTAGAGTTATCTCCATTTGTATTTTGATAATTAACACTAGGAGCTTCTTGATCTAATACATTAGAAATTAATGTCAGCATATAATTATAAGCTGCTAATGACTGGGCTTCCTCTCCAGCTAAACCAGGATATGCGCCTGGAGTGTCTTCGACAATGCCGCCTACTAGTGAGTTTGCAGCTCCTCTAGTTTTTACATTGCCGCCATGAGTCATATCATACACTAATGCATCTAGCACAAAACCAACATCTCGTTCGCACTTGTAATCCTCGTAATCAAAATTTTCCCAGATACTGCCAGGTGTGGCATTAGCAATTTGATTTTGGATATATTCAGTAACTTCTCGTTGGATAAAAACTCTGTTAAGTTCTATCAATGTGCGAGCATTAGGGTTTTTAACACCTTTTTCTACTTGTTCACAAGCATATCGAATTGTTTTCCATGGCTTGTCTTTAGTTAATCCACCTATAGGAGCAGGTTGATCTACCCCGTTAGTAGCAACATAGTAAACATTTTCTACAGCTCCTAAACTAACCCATTCAGGAATTGAATCATCACTAACTCTTAAGACTTGACCTTCTGTTCCAATAGGCAGTCTAGTAGGTCCAGAACCACTATAATATACAAGATCTCCTTGTGTTGTAAGAACTGATATTTCACTACCAATTGCAACTACATTCCAATATGTTCCTGTAACATCTTGATCTGGTCTGCTGTTATCTGCGCCGCCACCTTCAGCTACTATAGACGATCCGTCATCCTGCTCTGAACGATGCTTTTTAATACAAATATATGCATTAGCACCAAATCTAATTGCATCTCCAATTTCGTATTCTACATCATCCTGCCATTCGCCTTGCCATGCAATTCCACTAACAAGTCTTTGATAAAAATTTACATTTGCAGGATGAGCTGAAGCAAATACAGTCATTCCTCCAGTATCTGTTGTAACATCTGTGGTACTAACAAGATCTTCATCATTAGAAATTATAATTTCTGTAGCACTTACTACTTGTTTTACATAATAAGTTGCACCTGGATTTATATCGCCAAACGATGTGCCAGTAAAACGAATTGCCATACCTACAACCATTCCGGCTGAGCTCGTTACAGTAATTCTATTAGTTGCATCAGCAGTTGCGCTTGCAAATGTGCCGATAGACGGAGAATCGATTGTAGCTAGATAAGAATATCCGTTTACTCTTACAATAGATCCTACTTTATAACTAGTTTCGATACTCCAATCGTTTTCAAATCTCAAGCCTTCTGAGAATAAATCCCAATCACTTTGCCCAGGTGTTGTAGGAGTGGTATTACTATGATTTGTTTTGGCAACATATTGGTTACCGCCATAACGAACAATATCGCCAGGTTGATAAACAGTAGAATCGCTCCAATCGTCTTCGAATTCAAAGCCTTCGACAAACTGACTCCAACGATTAGCAGTGACATCTGTTTCGAAAACTGTATCAGGAACATGATTAACTGTGCAGATCCATAAGCCTGCACCATATTTAACTACATCATTTACTCGGTATTTTGTAGTTCCGCTTGACCAGGTTTCTCTATATTTTAGTCCAGGATTGATTACCTGCCACTTTCCAGAATCTTCAGCAAGACCGTCAATACCGCTAGTGTCACTTAATGCACTTTGATGAGTTTCTCGACAAATATAAGTAATTCCGCCATAAGCTACTACATCATTTTTCTTATATTGAGTATTAATTGCCCAGTTGCCCTGCCAAATAAAACTTTCAGCAAATACATCCCACTTATCTTGGTCAGCTTCTAAACTTAAGGCAGAATCAGAATTTGATGTGTGCGGAGTATTACAAATATAAGTGATGCCACCATAGAGTACAATATCGCCATCGCTATAGAATGTGTCAACATCCCAATCGCTTCTCCACGATTGGCCATCTGACATCAAATTCCAATTTGATGGGACTATATTAAGATCCTCATAAAAGTCTGAAGTGTCTGATGTATGACCTACTTGACAAATATAAACCTTGCCAGCATATCTAACAACGTCATCAACAAAATATGTAGTAGACGGTGCCCACTCATCTTTCCATACAAATCTAATTCTACCTAATCTAAATTCTGCCATTTCTTACTCCGCTATGATGTATTTATAATATTTTAACTAGTCTTGTTAGGATCATCAGCAAATGATCTAAAGAAGAACTTTTGTCCCAAAATATATCCTTGTATCTGTCCTTGACCAGTACCGTCGTCATTTTCTAGTGGTTCGCCGCCTGCACTGAAATCCAGTGTATTTGAAAAATTAACAAAGCTTCCAATAGTTGAACTTATTTCAGCCGGACCTACTTTTACCGTACCAGCAATAAAACTAGCTGTAGATAATTCTGATCCACCAACACTTAATCTATTTTGTAAAAATGCTTTAATAGCTCGCTGTGTTGGGACAACATTGTTAGAATCTTCTGTAAACAAAGGATCTGTTGAGAATTCTCTAATAACAACTCCCGAACCACCTACTCGGATTCCACCAAGATTTAACTCTGTTAAACCTTCTAAGTCAAAGAATTGCGCACTAATAGTTACAATACCCGTTGCTTGTTCTACAGCAAATAGTTCACCTGTTCTAAAGTTACCATCTTGATCCGTACTTGTATAGAATACTCGCCCTCCATCAGTTTCAGTAACTTCATTTTCTGGACTACCTGTAAAAAACGCGCCGCTAGCATAAATTTCTGGATAATTTGTCTCTGTAAAGTTGCCAGTGCCGATGTCTAGGAAGTCATGACCTGTTACACGAACCTGACTATATCTTTCTCTTAAAATTAGGCTCGTACCATGTTCAACCGTTAAACCTTCATTGTTGTTCCAACTTGGATCAATACTAAATCTAGCTCTTAACTTGCCATTAGGCTTTTCGCCTAATTCAGTAACTGTAACTACTGTGTAAATTTCATTAATTCCGTTAAATATTAACTGTGTTCCAGGTCCTGGGTAAACTTCTAATTCATCTAAAGTTATTTCATTTCCAATTTCAATAACATCTGCAAAACCATTACCGTTAACAGTTACTACTGTAGATGAAGTTCTAAACCCTTGTCCTCTATTGATCCAACTCGGTTGAGCTAATACTCCTTCCCCAATTCTTGCATCAACAAATATTTCGCTGGTATTGTTTGGATCTATTGTAGTTAATGTAGGTGAAACTGCATACCCTGAACCCGGCTCCCAAATTCTAATTTCGCTGACTCTGCCTGCAGCAACAATGATTCTAGCTAATGCTCGTGCGCCAGTGAATACTCTGTTCGCAGTTTGAGAAACTCCGTTTGGTAACACGACCCACATTCCTGTATTATTCTGCAATGACGAATCACCTAGTGTAATATCTGGATTACCAAATGCCAAAATGTTCCATTCGAGTTCAGATGTTAAAAATCTATTAGTCCACACAATACCGTCATACGAAGTAGCACAATATTTTGTTGGACCGTCCACTTCGTCGCCGCCAATAAGTGCGTTATCTCCAGTATCACATACTGCAAAGAAAACTCCTTGCGCATACTTAATATTATTCCAACTCATTATAGTGCTTTCGTCAGGTTTGGGCATCTCCGCAGAATACCAAAATTCTCCATCTAAACTATATGCAACGTCAGCTTGTCTCGATACGGCAACAAATCTGTTATTACCATAAGCAACATTTACCCAATCTCTTTGAGTCGAATCGTCAATAACATCCATTACATGCGGAGTCCAGGTTATTGTATTTGATACTGAATTGTAAACACCTTCAACAGAAATATTATTACTGTTTGCTACAGCAACAAATTTATTTTTACCGTATGCAATGCCAATCCATTCATTAAATGTCGAGTCACCAAAGTTTGCAATTGTAGAAGCAGTCCAAGTTTCACCGCCATCGATACTAATTGCTGCTTTATCTGCGTCGCCTGCAACCGCTACAAAAACTCCATCACCGTGCGTTACGGCATTCCAACTAGCCGAAGATGGCATAGAAGATAATGACCAATTAATACCATCTAGTGAATATGCAGCGTTATCTGAACCGTTTTGTATTGCTACAAATCTATTATCTCCAGCTGCCAAACATTTCCAATTACCACTTCTCGGTAATCCACCTGTCTCAGAATCTGATGTCCACGTTTCGCCGTTTAATGAATACGAGGTAACTCTTCCAACGGCCGGAACTGCTACAAATCTACCAGTTCTGCCTTTCCCATCAAACGCAAAGCTAGTAATACTATTTGTACTATCGTCTGAAATACTAGTTACGGTTATTGTTATATCATTATCAGGGCTGTTGCCTCCTAAATTGGTTCCAGATACTGTCACTACATCTCTTACAGCATAACCGGCGCCGCCATCATTAATAGTTACAGCATAATCTCTGCCATTTTTAATAACATTAAATGTTGCAGCTGCAGGAACTAAACCGTCTTGTTCCTCAACTTCTCCTGTGCCTACTTGACTAATAACATTAGTATATGTTTCAGTAGTTTCGCCGTAAACAATATTAGCCCAAACTGTCCCGACCTCTAAATCTACCGCAGTAGATGTAAATCCAGGATCATTAAATATGGGTCTCGGTTCTAATCGATATGTAGTTGAAGTATCCAGTATCGGTGCAACCGGAGTTCCAGGAGTAACATGATCCCATCCTACGACGCCGTCGCTTTCTCTTCTTACATTTAACACTTTAGATATGTCATTATAACTGTCAACATATCCATATTGACCTGTACCTGTACCTGATGTAATAATAACACGAAGTCCGAGTATTTCTGCTTCTGTACTTTCTTCATTGGTTGCAAGCGTAATTGTTGTAAGGCCGCCTGCCTGAGCATTGTTACCTACTTGGGTAAATCCGCCGCCTCCAGGAAATCCAGAATCTAATGGATTGATCAATCTTACATCAAATACTCCATTATCACGAAACTCGTCATTGACTACTTCTGCATTTACCCCAGCACCGGTAAATGATGTTGTAGCTTCAGTATACCCTTGACCAGCATTGTTGTATTCTAAAATAAGAATTTCGTCGTTAACTTCACCAGCAAATGCTGAAACTACACTGGCTTGCTGATTTCGATTATCAACTACAGCAGATCTTGGTATTTCGGTTGGGTCAACTCCTGTTGCATATGCACCATAATTACCGTATGAACAGTTACCATTTAATGAGCGAATAATTCCACCGTTTGTAGCAAGATATCCTACCTGAGCATAGTATGTGAATACACTTACAAGCTCTGCTCTACCGTTGTTTAAAACCCAAGCACCGACGCCGTCTGATATAATCTGTGTAAAATCGTTGCTTACAATAGATTTGTTTCCGCCATTGTGTAAAGCGCCGTCGATCTTTTGTCCGATTGCAGCATACCCAAACGTTGCTAGACCTTGAATGTAAGGCGATCTTGTTAAAATCCATGTGCTTTCGTCAGCTGGACCCCAACCTGGATCTAAACTAACAAAAGCTCCGCCAGTTGGTCTTTGGAATAACTCAAAAACGCCTGTTGGGTTTAAAGTTCCTTCAAGACCTTCAACTGTTAGTGCTCTTACTCCACTAGCATCTCTAACATAAAACATATCATCAGTTTTAGACCCCAATACAGCGTTACGATAATATCGTCCTTCTAATATTGTTTTATAAGTTCCAGGATATGTAATATCATAAATCCATGCATCTATATATCTACGAAAATTGGTTTTGAATAATTCTCTATCAAAGGAATAATTTGGAAAAGTAAATGCAACTACTGCCTCGGCCTCTTCTGCTAAAAACTCTCTGTTAGCTGTTAAAATTCTAGCTAAATTTAATAAATCTGCATCAGTAGTAGCATTGTTTGAACCTGTTAAAGTAGGATTAGTTCCTAAACCGTTGATGTAAAATGTTATGTAATTAATTAAATTACTTGCTAAACTTTGAACTTCGACAGCTGCATCTGCTGACGATGTTACATCATTAGTTTCAATAGTTTCAAAATCCCCAATTTGTATTAACACATCATCAGTTAAAAATACTTGTTCTTGTGTATTTCCTACAGTTTTTGTTATAGTACTACCCAATGCTAAAGCTGGAATAATAGTAGACACTCTATTAATAGCCGAAATTGTATAACTAATATCATTAGCTAATGCCGCTATAGGTTGATTTGGTTTAATAGTAGTAGTACGTTCTTCGTGTCCCCTAACCGCAGTTTTAACAGGTACAATTATTGGTAAAATTTCTTCGTATTCTCCTGCTTGAGCATAAACTGTAGTATCTCCATCAAATCCATCATTGGCTCTTTCACAAGCAAATCGAATAGTTTTATATGGTTTAAATGGATTTATTCCTCTATTTGGGTCAAGTTCGTCATCTACGCCATTCGGTGCTACATAGAAAAATCTAGTACTGTTACCCCAAACTTTATAGTTTAAGTTATCATTTTCATTGGCAACTAAAATTTCTTCAGGATTTCCGATTGGAACATCTGTAACATCAAAAGTACTACCGTCGCCGGTTCTTCTTCTTGAAAGACCAAATGTAATCAAATCGCCTTTAGCGGTCATTGCTGTTTTTTCAGCAGCCAATAATATTAAATCCCAATAATCTATGCCATTTCCATTATCACCTGGATAATTCTCTAAACTGGCTGTATGAGCAAAGTTACAGCTATATGCACTGCCGTCAAATAATACAATATCTCCCACAAGATAAACAGTTTCTTCTTCCCAGTAATTTTTCCATTCTGTACCAGGTACTATAATTTCCCAACTTCCGCTGTCAAGATAAGTTAATGTACTACCATCGCCGGTTGTGTCTTGCTTTGCAACATATAGTATTCCGCCAATTCTTACTAGATCGCCTGTTTTATAAGTTTCCGTAGCAATCCAATTTCCTCGAGGATTAACGGCATTTGATAAAAGAGTCCAATCTGTCGATCCAGATGGTAATGTATAATTTGCGGGATTACTGTCGACATTATTAGTTAACGAATAATATAGATATCCACCATGTTTTACAACATCGCCGATCTGATAAACTGTAAGATAATTCCACTCTCCGCCAAATTCTTGTCCGTTAAATTCAATATCCCAAACAGCATCGTCAAATGTTGATTCAGAAGTGTGTCCAGTATTGCATCTATAAACAGATCCACCGTATTTTACGAGATCATTAACAGCATATCTTGTTGCTGTGGCCCAAGCAGATCTATATTCTACACCAGAATAAACAATTTGCCATTTACTTTGATCATCTTCTAGCGCACTGCCTGCAGTGTGCCCGCTAACGCAACGATAAACTGTTCCGCGATATCTTACAATATCATTTAAACCATATATTGTTCCAGATACCCATATGTTATTCCACTTAGACGATAGCGCATAAATTGTCCAATTGGATAACTGACTATTAAAACTGCTTGAAGTGTGAGACGTTTCCGCAAGATAAACAGCCCCTCCAAATAATACAATATCACCAGGATTATAAAGAACACCAGTTTCCCAAGCATCTCGCCATTGATAACCGTCGGTCATTTTAACCCAGGCTGGCTGTACAACTGTATCGCCAACAGGTACAAATGTTAAGTCTGATTGGAAAGCTGTAGCTGTGTGTTGTCTAATACAAACCCAAGAGCCGGCGCCAAACCTAACAACATCATCTTTATTATATGTTGTTGCCGTAGACCATGTGCCTCGCCAAGTATATCTAATTCTGCTTATCTTAAATTCAGCCATTATTTAATCCTATTTTACGATGATACGCCTGTGGGATACTCGTATCCTCTATTAATTCTTTGTACTAGTCTACCTTCTTCATCGATGTAATAAAAAATACTTCTATTATCCCAACGATATTGAGGATATATTAAATTTTCAAATTCAATTTCATGATCGAGAGATATTCCTTCAAAGTAATCAATACCCTCTTCAAAATCTTCAAATGTTTCTGCCGGATCACCTGGAGCATTTACTTCTACAACATCTTGATCAATAACTAAATCAACCCTTACTAAAAATAATTCTCCATCATCATTTCTTCTCAATCCATAGAAATATCTAGTACCTTCGCCTAAAATGTCGTCTGGATTTCTACCTAAATAATAGTTTGACATAACAATTCCTTATGATATCTCTACATAACTTACAACAGCATCAATACTATCATCAACATCACTCTGTATACGAAGCCCAGCTGTTTCTGGCAAAATTAATTTTTCGCCTTGTGTAATTAATTTTAAACTAGTATTTGGAGGTATCGGTATTGATCTTACATAATTTCCTTGCGTTGAGTTTTCATCAACAACAAATACATTTACTACTACAGTATCATATTGTGTAACATTTGATAAGTTACATCCGATGACAGTAGCTCTAACTCCTAAAGGAATTTGCACTACATCGACTGGAGCTATTCCTATGTTTGTATTAACTGCATGTCTAAAAACTGTTGGCATTTCTTTATCCTAACATTAATGCAAACGACGCTGATATGTCATTTGCTTGAATTTCTGATACCGCGCCACTTGCGCCTGCAGGACTTGCCCAAGTACTACCATTCCAAATTTCTAATGCTCTAGAATTTGTGTTGTATCTTGTCATTCCTAATACAGCATATGCTGAAGGTCTTTGTGCATCGTTTCCTCTAGGAGGAACAAATCCGTTTGTTGTATCAATTTTAAAATAACCAGTTCCACTTTGTAAAATCTGTGTGATTTGATTATTTGCAACATTTTCAATTACATTGCCAGTTATTTTAAAATTACCTAATTGTACTCCGCCTGTACCGTTACCGTATAGAATTAAATCTAATCCAGTATCAGTAAAAATTTCGTTGTCTCTAAAACTAATATCACCTACATCTAATGTAGGAGTATTAAACGAACTAGTGTTAAAGTTGTTAACATATATGTTATTCCATCTTAATCCTAGAGATCCGATATCGTAAATATTATCAGTTTCTGGAATTAAATCAGATGTTATACTAGCATTAATAGTAATAGTGTCTGTAAGTTCGTCGCCTATAGTAATGTTTCCGCCAATGGTTACATTACCATCAGTGTTGACATTCCCAGTAACATATAAATTTCCGTTGATAGTTGTTGACGAGTTAACAACTATCTCTCCTGATCCGTTTGGTGTTAGTTCTAAATCAGCATTACTATTAATAGTTTTAATAGTGTTGCCTATAACTTCAATATCGTCGATTTGCAATCTAGAGTTATAAACAACAGCTTCGCCGCCAGCGGCAGTAAAATTAATAGTTGAAGCAGAGGTACTAATAGTGTTACCAGTAATAGTTAAATTACCGATATCTAATTGATTATCTACAGTAAGGTTTGTACTACGGGTTGTACCGTTAACATCGAGGTCAGTCGTAGGAGCAGAGTTGTTAACACCTATTCGAGCGTTGTTAACATCTAAATAGAGAAGGTCTGTCTCAAATGCTAAATCGACGCCATCGCGTACCAGATTAGCCTTTAAGAGCGGACCACTAATACGACCAATCGCCATGCGCTCTCCTTACAACCGGGGATCCTGTCCCTCCAACCACCTTGCATTGCGGGTTGACCACAGTAAAAGATCAGCATTGGTCTATGCTGACAATAGTATTTAGTCGGAAAGTGGATTTATCCTAAGATGAGACTGTAAATATTGCCTAATTCTTCCATAGTTTCTTGAGTAATAACATCACCAGGACCAATTGATGTAATGTATGTTCCGGTAACAGCATCGAAACATTCTAGTCGTTCTTGTTCAGTATTCCAACGAGTGTCGGCTACTTCGGGAGTTGAAGGTCTACTAGCATTATCACCTGCAGGAATAACAAACCCGTTATCGCCCATAAAGCGAAGATATCCGATTCCTGTACTAGTAAATGTTAAAGGAGTGTTTAACAAATTAGTAATATTATTTGTTTCCCACTTGGTATTTTCTATAAAAGTTACACCAGTATCTGGATTCAAAAGAACTCCGTCATTTGATTGTAGTGCAAATATTTCTCCGCCTGCATTTCCGTCAATTCGTATCTGATCTGAAATTATCATTCCAGTTATTATTAATGTATCGGCAGTTTGCCAATCATCAGACCATAGATTAGCCCATCGTTTATTTGGTGATCCGATATCATATGTAATATCTGCAGCAGGTTCTAAAGTTTGTGTGAAATCCGTACCTACAGTAACCGTGTCAAGTGGAGTATCCCCTACAATAATATTTTCAGCTGCTGATAAATTTCCATCTAATAGTATATTACCAGTAGTAGTTAGATCCCCATTTATTGTAGTATTTGATGAAAGTATTAGTCTACCTGTGCCGTTATTGTCAAATACTATATCTGAATTAGAAAAACTAGAAATAGTATTATCATTAAACTGCAAATTATCAGATATCAATTTTCCAGCAGTAATTAAAGGATTACTTTGAGCTGGTGTGATATTTAACGGTCCTGTAACTGTTGAGAAAGTATCTGACGAGTTTAATGTAACATTGTCGATATACCCTTGTGTTCCGATTATAAAATTAGTAGTTGATATGTTACTGTTAATATCGAAATCATATACTGGATTTTCAGTGTTTATACCAATTTTAGATCCGCTTCCGCTAGTAGGATTAGGATCGTTATCATCATCTAATAGATATACATCGCCGTCGCCTGTGGCTGATCCGATTGGTCTAAAAATTGTTCCAGGATTATTGTTTGGAAATCCTACAGTTGTAAAATTCGTTGTGCCAACTGTTCGAATTTTATATAATACACCAGCTTGCATATCAGTTGCGTTAACAACTGTGTTAATCTGAGGATCAACTTGTAGATATAGAATAGAGTCGTCAAATGCTGTATTTTTAAAAGCTAAATCGACACCATTTCTTTCTAGATTAGGATTAAGAAGATGGCCACCTATTCTACCTACTTGTGACATTAGCCTGCAAATCCTGAATATACAGTGATAAACTTAGAAAATGGTACAGGTGATGTAAAAACTAGATATGATCCGTCAGGAGAGTAAGGAGCATTCGGTCCACTTAAACTGCCCGCAACATTTTGTTCGACATTGAAGTTTGTGGTAGGAATTTGGAACACATTCTCAACTAATACAATAATGTTATTTTGATTTGCCGGCGGAACAGTTAACGGTCCAAACACTGTTTCGTCACCGTCCCCTGGTCCTAGTGTTTGTAAAACTACAGCACTACCTGCCGGAGCTGTCACTACCTGCCAAACGCCGTCAATTGTTGCTTCGATACTGTTTGTATCAGTATTATATCTAATATAGCCGTTTCCGTCTACGGGTTGTCTAACTCCAACTGTGTCTGGTCTTTCTGCAGCGCCGCCTTTAGGAAGCATTAAACCTCCGTTAATATCTAACACAGCACGGCCGTAAGGATTTATTTGAAAACTATTATCACTTGGGCTGTATCTAGATGTATTTTGTGATTTTAAAAACTTCATACTTCTAATGCACTCACAGTTACACTAATTAAATCTGCAGCACTTGTACCAATCCAAATAGCATCACCGCTTTCTAAAATAATTTTTTCATCACTAAAGAATACAGTTTCGCCTGCAGGGATTAATAAATTGCTTACTATAGCATTTCCAGCTGTATAACTCTTTCCCGATCTTACAACATAGATACTAACATATACTTCATTGATACTTTCGTCAACTTGACTAGGTGTACCAGTATTACATAATACCATAGTTGTGATAGCATTTGTTTGCCCAGTAACTGCGCCTGCAATCGGAGCGCCTGTTGACGAACTTGTAAACACTTTTACGGGAACTTCGACATTAGTTGAATCTACTAAATCGATCGTTCCTTCAGGATTTTCATAATTTCTTATCATATTGTTCTCTTAAAATATCATACTATAAAGTACAGCTTTTCTTTTACTGATTAATTCGCCGGTACCTACGGAATTTGTAAAGAATAATCCAGTTTCTCCTAGATCAGGTTCGGCAGCGTATGTTATTACTGAATCACTAACGAATGCAGGAGTTGTTGATATTTTTTCTATCTGCAAACCGTAGTTTGTTTGTAGTTTACCAGTGCCTTGCGTTCTAACAAAAATATTTTCGTTAGTTAATCCGTTGGTTGTGATTTCGTTGTTAACGATTTCAATATCTTTAAAAACAACTCTGCTTGCATAAAATTGGGCAGATAATGTATTATCAACTATGACAGAAACTCCACTTTCGCCAAATGTGCTTTGGCCTGTTTCATCTAATAAAAATGCTTCCGAACCTGAAATATTTGTATCAGTCACTATTACTCGAGTATCATCATCTACAATTTGAAATGTTGGATTACTTCTAATTGCATCGTCGACATATTTTTTATTAGGTATGTCATCGTCGTCGGTTATTTGTAACTCATAGTTGGTTGTACCTGAGACTTTAACAACACCAGTTCCTACTCCAACGAGAGTAAGATCGCCGTTATCTGTGTCTGGATTGGTTTTAATTCTTCTTACACGAATGTTACTTTCGTCATAGTTAAAAGTTCCTTCTGGAGATCCAATTGAAAAATTCCAAGTATCATCATTATCGTCAAATACAAAACTACCCGGCTGTAATGTTCCTCTGTCAACCTGAATACCAGAATATCTTAACGATACTCCAGCACCGGTTTCACCGAAGTTTAAGACAATAACATTATCATTTACATTTAGATTTTCAGCACTAACAGTAAGAGTATCACCTTCGACAATTAGGTTTCCGGTGACTCTTACTTCGCCTACGCCAGCTCCGGTATCAAGTTTAATCGTACCTTCTTCTGCTGTTTTGATGGTGTAATCACCATTGGTTTGAATGAACTGGCCCATAGGTTACCTTACTTTTGTACGTCGATGTTTGCTAAAGTAAAGCCGTCGCCTAAAATACCTTCGTCTTGACCTTCAGTAGTTAACTGATAAGGCAAGTGAATCATATTTGAAGCATCACTGTCTGGTTGACAACTTACTGTTTTGTTGTGCAATTTTGTTACATAGTAAACAGCAGAATCGTTAAGTGCACCATCGGCATCGTCGTCGATTGTTACAGAAATAGTAAATTCACCAACTCCAGGAGTTGCTTTTCCTACTAGCTTTAATTTTTCAGACACTGTACCGTTTCTATCTTTAATAAGAAACTGTAATGAACCGCGCTGACGGTCGATATATAGTTGATTATCAATTGAACTAGTTACAACACCACCGGCACTAAATCTAGCAGCAGTTACTTCGATCTTTGCAGATCCTAAACCGATTTTTCTTTTTTGAATTGGACGTCCCATTATTTTCTCCTTATGTTGACGTTCTAGGTCTACGCGGTGGGTCCGCATAAGTCCTCATCTTAGAGGCACGCTCTATGACAAAAGTATTTATCTAAAAGCTATTTGGCTAGCATAGCCATTAGCTCAATTTTGTCGATTAGTTTAAGGAGATTGTTGATTTGATCTATTTCAGCTTGTGCTTTTTCTAAATATTTGTTAGAATGTGTTTGTTTGTATTTTACAAGATACTGACTGTGTAGTTTGATGTGGTTTTCTATTGTATTTTCGATTCTTCTAATATCTTTGAGAAACATAGGAAAACGCTTCTTGTAGCGTTTAACATGATCTCTAATATCCGAAAAGTCTGTTTTCATACTTTTATTTAAGCATAAAAAAAGGGCTTTTGCAAGCCCTTTTAGTACTAAGTGTTGTGTATTACAACTTATGCAAAACGCAAGTTTGCAGAAGTTACAGATACCTTACCTAAGTAGTCAGCAGCATTACCAAGAGATGATGCTGTATTAGTTAGTTCTACATAACCGTATCTGGTCATGAAGCTAACTACTGGCTCAAAAGTAGACGGATCTAGTACAACACCGCTTGACATCAATGGGATGTATGGGCAGTAGAACGCAGCTGCGTCTGATTCTGAAGAACCTTTGTATCCAACAATAACGTCATCGCTAGTAGCGTAGCCGTTAACATAAACACGCATTGCTGAGTTTAATGTACCAACAAACTTAGTGTTAGTTGGAGCTTCAAAAGTACCTTCAGTAGTACGAGCAAACGCACTAGTTGTAGCACTTTGTAGAAGTGTTAGTACTGTTGGTGAAACAACAGCCCAGTTACCAGCGCCACGACGTGTACGCTGAGCAATCAAGTTACTTACACGATTGATTTGAACAGCTAATGCAGCATGCTCGTCACCAACAAATGTAGCAGTACCTGATACGGCAGCTTGATCATATGTCAATGCCGCTGTGCCAGCTAGTGTGCTTAGTGAAGCAAGAACTTCTTGATCAATTTCAGCTGTAATTTCTTGAGCAAGAGCAGCCATAATTTCTGCTTCTACATCAATACCTTGCTGAGCTTGTGCATCCTGTGCAGCTTCGAAAGTCCAGCGAGCTGATAACTTACGAGTTTTTGCTTCAACAGTTTGCTTCAAGATCTGAATGCTTAACTTGTTACCAGCTACGCCTTCGAGTGCTGCTGTACTAGCTGCACGATCAGTGGCTGCGGCACCAGAATAACCTTCAGCAATCTTGAATGGTGAAAGTGCTTCTTCACCTGCTGTTACGTCTGTACCTGATGTGCTATCAAAGCTATCAGAATAACGAACACGTAGTGTGTGGATCTGACCCACTGGACCAGTCATTGGCTGTACACCAACCAATTCATTAGCAATGACCGTAGGCATTACACGTCTAATTACTGGAAGAATTACACGATTTAAAGTAGCAACGTTACCGGCGGAAGTAGCACCAGCTGTAGCAGACTCTGCGAGATACTTGCGAGTGTTCTCAAGAGTCGTCTCCATAACTGAACGCTTATTACCATTTAGGCCTTCTAATAGTGCCTCTTTGGTTTCCGACCAGCGTGACTCAAGTAGTTGTGACATTTTGATTATCTCCTTAACCTTTTAGTCCCGCAAGCCTGCGGATGTCAAAAATTTCAGCGGTCTTTTGTTCTCCGCCGAGCTGTGGTGCCTGTGTTTTATCGCCTGTAATTTCTTTCGCCTCGGTTAACGCCTTCTTGGCAGGTCTTCCACCGTCCATAACGGTTGGTAGATACTTGTCAAAGGCTGTTTGTAGTTTGTCGGTTTGAACAGATTCTAAGAGTTCGCTCATTAGTTCGCGTTTGTCTCTATTCAACGGTCCTAGCAATTCATTCATTGTTTCCTTGCGTTGGATTGATTCGTTGATTTTCTGAATCTCTTTTTCACGACTTTCAATTTCTTTTTTGGATTCTGCAACGATCTTAGCTGCTTCTTCTAGTTCTTGTTGCTTTTGAGCAACTAGTTTTAGCATTTTAGCAGTTTCTGATTTTTCGTTGAGATAAGAAGTTGTATATTCGCTAGCAAAACTTTCAAAAATTCTGCGACCAAAGTCGTTCTTGCGAGCCGCTTCAATGTCTTCTTTCAACTGTGTCATTTCGGTACGTAGTCCTTTTGATACAGTTGCTTCAACTAGTTGAGCTGACTTGCTAACAAATGCTTTCTTGATGTCTTCGAATTTGGCTTTGCTTTCTTTTACCAGGCGTACCTTGGTTTCTGCAAGATCCTTTTTGTCTGCGTAGAATTCTGCGATTTCTTTCGCTAGTGCATCTACTACAAACTCTTCGATTTTACCAACATTTTCTGCAATTGCTTTGCGATCTTCGTGTAGTTCAGAAATTTCATTCTTCAAAGTGTGTAGAACAAAAGATTCCATAGTTTTGGCATCTTCCTTCATTTTATTAGCATACTTTGCTTTTGCTTCAATAAGTCCTTGGCGGTCTTCTGCAAATTCACCTAGTTCTGATTGTAAACGATCAGCTAGCATAGACTCTACAGCTTCAACCATTGCGGTCTTATCATGCTCATACTTTTGAGCAAATTCTTCACGAAGTTGTTGTGTGACTTGTTCGCGGTTTTCTTGAATCTTGCCTTGCCAAGCAGATTCAATTTCCGATTTCATATCTTCGGAAATCACATCATTTTCTAACAATTGTTGTACAAAATCTAGCATGTGATTCTCCTCATTTGAGACCTGAAATAATATTTTTCAGGTTCTCTGCTATATATTTCTGTGCCTTTTGGTCGCCTTGGACTTCTTTCGAAGTTAATATTGCCTTGTAACCACCTGTTGTATTCATTAGGTGTTCATAAACTGGTGTTGGATAAGCTCCAGGTGCGCTAGGTTGTGCAACAATGTCTACCGTAATGATTTCAAAACCTTGAACATTACCATTGCCGTCAACTTCTCCGCTACCTCTTGAACTTACTCCTAACTTCACTCCTGCTGTTAGCATGGTTTCAATTAATTGACCCATTGGAGTTGGAAGTATTTTAAGTTTTCCGTAGCCATTTGGACCGTCCATCCACATTTTAGTAATCATGTGACTGACGCGGTCCAAATTGATCTTTAAATCTTCAGGATGATCTACTTCGCCGCAAACTGAATATCCACCAGCGATCTGTTCGTTGAGCGATTCCACAGCCCTGCGAATTTCAATAGAAGAATATACACGCTGGTTCTGATTTCGGATATCACCCTGGATACAGATACCATTCATGTAAAGTGATTTTTGATCACCTTCTTCAGTTCGCTCCAAGACAATCTGTGCCTGGTCAAAACTCAAATGTTCTGCGAGAACGTTTCTCACCTACTTCTCCTTAAGATCTTTTGCCACGGAAAAGACTGTCGGTGTTGTCAGCTCCGCTTTCGCTGTTAGCTGCTTCACCTGATGCTTTGTTCATCATGCTTGACGATTTTGTTCCGCCTTTCTTATTGATGTTGCCCATATCTTCTTCTTTAGGCTTGTCTGCTGTACGACCTTTTTCATCTGTCTTGTCGCTTAAGATGTTTGCAGTAGTGCCGCCCATGTCGTTTTTCATGTCATCGACAATTGATTGCGTATTGTCTGCTGATTCAGCAGCACCTTTTTTCTCAGCACCGTGTCCGCCATTAATTCTTTCAACATACTCACGAACAGTAGCTAGTTCAGCGTCAAAAGAATCTTCAACTTCTTCTTCATCGCCAAAAGGCATTTCTTCACCGCCTATTTCTGGCTCTTCTTCGTTGTCAAGTTCGCCTTCGTCTTCTTCATGACCTTTTAATTCATCAAACTTACTTTGTAGTTCGTCGATGATAGCTTCTAAGTCTTGGAAGATTTCTTCTTCGCCTTCTGAATCAAGCTCAACTTCGCCTTCTTCGTCATCCATTGGCTCACCTAACTCGCCTGCTAGTTTGTCAGTTTCGTCGCCGCCCATCATGTCGTCATCATCTGCTTCTAAGAAATCGTCATCTGAAAGTTCTTCTGAAACTTCTTCTTCTTCTTTTTCATCAGCTTCTTCTACAGTGTCTTCTTCATCTTTTTCATCAGCTTCTTCAAATTCGTCGTCTTCAACTTCTGATTCGATTAGTGTTTCGTAAATTTCACGAGATTTTGCAACTACATACTCGTGGAAAAGCTCTTCGGCTTTTTCTTGATCGTTATTAACAAGATGCTCTAGCATCTGCTCTAAAGTCTTATCTGCCATAATATATTCTCCTATATGTGCAAGGCTGGTAGTATTATTTACAGTATTGTAACAATTTCGGCTTTAAATGGTAGTTTTTTGATTCATTTGATTGGAATATATAGCAGAACCGAAACGATCACCTAGTTCTTCATAGGTAACGTGTTTTAGGTTCTGTAAGGTAGGACCCAGTCTATCAGGTATAAATGCTCCTTGCGGAATAATCCTGTGAAACTTGGTATTGCGGAATTCTTTAATGGTCTTTTCAGTTTGGCTTAGCCAATTACCAAAAAACGTTGCAGAATCTGTGGATTTTTTGTAGTTAAAAGTATCTGCATACGTGTTATTTAATTTGCCGTTTAAGCCTTGAAAGTCAAATCCAAAGAAGTAAATTTCTTTATGTCCGTTTGTAGCGGCAAAGTGCAGTGCGGTAGGGCCACTGCTCCATCCTTTGTGTGGAGAGAATAAATTTATTCCGTTTTTGGTAGATATTCCTTTATTAGGATTAGTCCAAACTTCATTTTCTTTGTGATATCCACTGGCAACTATTTCGTTGACCATTTTAACATCAACTGCTATTAAAAAATGTGGGCTATATTCTCTATATTGTGCATTGCACCCATATACTGTCCCTAGCGTCATAAAATATTCCATTTTGACGGCTAGTCTGCTGGTTCCATTACCAAATACAAATGCTATGTCGTTAGATGCTTTCTTCTTGCTCAACTGGGTTACCATACATTTGTCTGATGAAGCCCAATTCTGATTCGTGTTCTGCTTCGTGGGCTTCGGCTTGCAATCTTAGTTGATTGATCTGTCGAAGTGTTAGACGAATTTTTCGTGTGTCTGATTTTTTAACAACAGATCGGTCTCGCTTGTTATCGTATCTACGATCAACAGCAAAGTCGTTAATATCATCGTTAAAATATAAAAATTCTTTAAGAAGCATCTAGTATTTATTCCTCAGGAGCGGTTTCAGGTTCAGCTCCACCGGTCTCACCAGTATCGACATCTACTTCAGCTTCCATATCTCCTGGAGCTTCTGCATCGCCAGCTCCTAGATCGTCAGCCATGCCTGTTGGTGTTATACCTGCGGCTCTTAACTCGCCTGCAGCATCTGTACTAGCTTGTAGAGTTTCTGCGTTCTCTTCAATCCATAACTGCTGATTTTCTGCAATCTCTTCTTGAGTCAACCCTAAGAATCTCTTAAGTGCAAAACGCTTGCTTAGGTAAGGTACTTCAGCAATAGATCCATATAAGCTTGCACGAGTGGTATCTAGCTCTGCCTGTCGGTATGCGGCAAAGTTTTGTGGAGGATTGAATTTTAATTCAAACAGACTTGAATCGATGTTGTATCCATTGTAATTCAACCAATACTTAAATTCAGTATCAAACGCTTCTACCATCATGCTCTGTAAGCGTTCACAGTATTTGTTGAAACGCAGTTCTTGAATATACGCAGTGCCTACTTTGCCGTCAGCAACAGTGTTGCTAGATTCTTCAATACCAGTTGGCAAATATGCCGCTGGTATACGCAAAGCACGGAATAATTTGTTTGTAAAGAAACGTAAATCTGTTATCTCACCTAGATTAGTACCGCCTGGTAGTGTTTCTACTTTACTGCCACGACCTTCTGCCGTTTGTGGGAAGAAGTAATCTTCGTTTGTCGAAAGTGGATTGTAACTGGCATCAATCACACTATCTCCGCCGCCTGTGCTACTAGGTATACGTCGCTGTTGTATTTCATTTTTTACACGCTCAACAAAACTCATGGCCATGTGTGCTGGCATATTACCTACATCAACATAGAAAATTCTACGCTCTGGAGCTCGTTGAATACGATAGATAATAATTGCATCTTCTAGCAGTTCTTTTTGCTTGTAAACTTTAAACACTGACTCTAACAGTGAATTACCAAATGGGTAATTATTATCTAAGCCTTCTGACAATGAAATATGAACAACGTGGCTGGCATCTACAGTTACTTCATCTACACCGGTCTGGAATCGTGTTCCGGGAGATCTTGCGGCATCGCCTACATAGCCTCGACCAAATCCGCCGCCACTTGTATACGAACTAGTGCCGCTAGGCGAAGTATTCTGCGTTCCGTGCGGAGTTACCGCAACCATATCCTTAAAATTAAAGTTTAAATCTTTAATTACATATTGCTCTGGAATTTTTCCTTCCGATTCATTCACAATAATTTTTGAAACTTTTGCGGCATCAACAAATAGCAATTTAAATGTTTCTGGATCACGGATGAAAAATGTATCGCCGTATTTGAATGCGTTTCTTACAATTCTAAAAATTCTAGTTTCTAACTGTTGCTGTTTGATCCATTTTTGTAAACCTTCCTTTAACAGTTTTGTTTCTGTGCTGGTTGGCTTGCCGCGAAAGAAAAAATGAAACGGTGTAGAATTTTCTTTGTCTTTGTCTGTGCAAAATTCTGCAAGAATATCCAAAGCGGCATTAACTTCTGAATCCATGTCCATAGTATCGTATTGCTGATAACGCTCTATTCGATTTGGTGCACCTGCATAAACGTCTGGAAGATATGACGAGTAGTTTGAACGAGCTGGTCCTGGTCGTGCTCCACTGCTTAACGGGCTGTATGCACCACTTTGATTTGAAGTATTAACTTCTGTAAAATATTTTTTCCAACTCATATTATGCGCCTATCCCAGAAAACAGATCGCCTGAAGCATTGCCTAATCTGTCTGCGGTTGATTTTGTATTTCGTGATGTCTCACTCATGTAGCCCACTAGTTGGGATACCAGTGTATTTAACTGATCTAGCTTCTCTGCTGACGAATCTTGACCTACTGTATCTAAATTGCTAAATTCATCAACTGATACAGGCGAGGTGGTTGTATTATCTGTAGTTGGTTTGTTATTTTTATTTTTATTTTTACCTGTTGGAACAAGATTTCCATCTGCATCATATTGTGGTTTAGCAGGTAAATTGCCACCGTCTGGTCTAGTTTGTGGATTTGCAGGCGTTGTAGAAGTTGGTGTTCTTGGTGTTGCAGGCGTTGTAGAAGTTGGTCTTGCGCCGCGGCCGAGTGCTTGATTTTCTCTTGCTTCAGTTCCGCTTATTTGCCCATATTGTTCAAATCTATCAGTAACTCCTTGTTGTTCTGCGAATCCTGTTAATAGAGCAACTGGATCGTTATAATTTAATAACTGTTCTTTTTGATCAAGATCTTTTTGTTGAATATCTAATAAATCTTGATAATTAGGAGCAAGGTTTTTTAAAATACTGTTAAGTGATCTTTCATTTGAAAGTTTTTCTCTTTCTTCTCGTCGAGCAGCTTTTCGTTCTGCTATTTGTTTTCTGGTATCTTCATTTATGGCATATTCTCTTTCTGCTTCAGCTTCGCTGATGTTGCGTATCATACGCTGAAAATATGTAGATACATCACTAATATAAGTACCAAACAATAACAGATTGTCTTTTGCATTATCTAAAGAGTTACTAAAAGTGTATCCTTGTGCATAAAGATATGCAAGTGCGCCAGCGACTGCTAATCCTATTGCAGCTATCGGTGCTATTGCTATACTTACACCTAAAATACCAATAGACAATCCTGCTAAACCGCCAGTTAATAAAGTAGTCATTGCTGTATACACTGCGGTAACCGCTGTTGATGCTAATATAGCAATTTTTTGGGCAGCATATGCTGTTGCGACTACAGCAGCAGCGGTTGCTAGTCCAGCTAATACAGGTGTTAGTACTGTGCCTATTAAATTTGTAACTCCGGCCAGCATATTTTTAAAAGGTGAAATACCAATACTAACAAGATCAGCTACTGCGCCAATAACAGTTCCAAATGTTTGTAATACTGGTATAACAGTAGCTCCTAGAATATTGCCTACCAATCTGAATGCAGGTAAAATCACATTAGCTGTTATGCTAGACAATGCTAAAAATCCGTTCATAAGATGAGGCAACATTCCGCTTTGTGCTAATGCTACTTGGAAAAAATTGCCCAGTTGTGCTACTTGTTGTTGTGCTTTTTGTAATCTAGTATTAAAGTCATCTGTAGATTTAATAGCAAGATCCTGACTTTCTTTTGCAGATTTAAATGCATCTCTTGGAATTTGTGCCGCATCAGCAATAGCATTAAATGCTTCTCGAAGTTCAACGTTAGCAGCCTGCCCAGAATTTCCAAGTATACCTATTGCGGTTCTGCCCTCCTCTCCAAACGTATTTAAAAATTGTTGCATTTGATTATCAGAAATTGCAATATTATTTCTTCGCATCTGCTCAAATTGTTGCAACATGCTAAATGTGTTTTGCATTTGACTAGCAATAACACCGTTTGTATCGCTAGTAACTGCTCCTGTAGTTACAACATCTTTAATAAAATCTTGTAAAGGTCCTGTAGGAACTGATTGTATTAGATTACCAAAACTTCTAACAACATCTTCGCTTTTTCCTGCTAGACCTAAACGGAACTGTGCATCTTTCATTAATGCATCACGCTCTGCTTCTTTGGCTTTACGTTCTTCTCCAGTGATTTTTGCTAGAATGTCTAGATCTTTTACATATCTTCTAGTTCCATCAATCAACTGTTGATCGGTCATTTGTTCTTGACGACCTAAAAAACGCTGTTGTGCTGAATATCTTGCGAGTCCCTCATTTAAGTCTTGAGTTGAAAACCCTAGTGCAAATAAATCATCACTGGTATTGAGAATTCTTCTGCTTAACAATGAAAATCTTCTAGCACCTACAGCAGTGTTTGATGCTAACCCTAGCAATCCGTCACCATTTGCTTTAATTAGCTGTCCAAATTGATCCATAGTCATGCCAGCAGTTCCGGCATTTCTGGCTAGTTCTAAAATACTACCGCTAAATGTTGCCCCCGAACCTGTGGCTGTGATAAAACTGTTTACAACTTGCTCAGCGGCACTAGCCACTGCGCCGAAAACTGTGGCGAGTGCGCTGCCAACTACAGGAATAGCATCTAAACTCTGTGCGGCACTGGTAACGCTGTTACCGACATTGGCCATACCAGATACTACTCTAGTTCCCGAACGAACTAACCCGTCGATAGTGCGAATTGTACGGTCTATGCCATCTTTAAAATCTTCAAGGCCTTTTTCAGCATCTTTAGCTTTATCAGTAACTCCTTCAAGTCCTTCAGCAGCATCGTCAGCGGCTTCTCCAGTTTTTCCTAAAGGCCCGCTAGGATCTGCAAACTTCTTTTTAAAAGCATCTCTTAGTTCTTGAAGAGTTCTTTCGGTTGCAGGTCCGCCTTTGTTTTCTGTTTGCTGAAATATTCGGAGTAGCTCGTCTTCAACGGCCATAAAATCTAAATCCCTATAATCTGCGCATATAAATATATGACTTATATAGTTATTTATTGGAGATAAAAATGAGTGATCTGCAAAAAACAGCAAATCCGTTAGCACAGTACTTTAGACAACCAAAAATTTATATTAAATTGCCATCTAATGGCAATTATTATCCAGAATCTGCATTAGATCGTTCAGAAAACGGTGAATATGCTGTATATGCTATGACCGCAAAGGATGAACTGTTGTTTAAAACACCTGATGCATTGCTGAGTGGGCAGAGCACTGTGGAAGTTATCAAGAGCTGTATCCCTGCAATCAAAGATCCATGGAGTATGCCTAGTTTAGATTTGGATGCTGTGTTAGTTGCTATTCGAATTGCCACATATGGCGAAGAAATGGAAGTAACCGCTAACTGTCCAAGCTGTGAAGCAGAAAATAACTATGCAATTAATCTAACAACCTGGTTAGGACAGGCCACTAATCTCGAGTACAAATCTGTTATTGATTATAATCCATTACAGATTCATATTAGACCGTACACATATCAAGAAATTACAAAAACAAATCTAAAAACATTTGAACAACAAAGAATTTTTGCTGTAATTAACGATGAAAAACTATCAGACGAAGAAAAAATCAATTTGTTTAATGACAGTTTTGTAAAACTTACACAACTTACTGTTGATGTAATTGCTGGCTGTATTGATTACATTGTAACTCCGGAAGGCAATGTCAGTGATCAAGCAATGATTTTAGATTTTTTAAATAATGCTCCGAAAGATTTGTTTGAAACTATCAGTGATCATATCGGAAGTATGAAAACCATAAATGAATTAAAGCCAGTAGATGCTCAATGTACTGAGTGCAACGAAGACTTTACAATGCCTATCACAATGGATCAATCAAATTTTTTCGCCAAAGGATCCTGAGACTCCCTGAACCAGAGATCCAAACAATAGCAAAAAATATGGATAAAGATTCCAGGGGAATCAAGAAAGAAGTTCTTAAAATGTGTTGGTACATGAGAGGTCTTTCCTTTTCAGAAGGTATGAATCTTAGTTATGAAGAAAGAGAGATTGTTTCAGAAATAATCAAAGAGAATCTTGAAACTACTAAAAAGACACAACTGCCTTTCTTCTAATAACTTCTAATAGTTAAGGGTGAGCAAAGCTCACCAGCACTTCGTTAGCACTCGCGCTATTTTCTTTCTTTTAATTGAACTAACATTAACTGCGAAGCAGTTTTAAGATTATCTAGATAGTATGGTCATAACAAGCCCGTTGCCGGGGCTTGTAAAAAATGATTATTATCTGAGTAGCACAATCATAATAGCATTAGGATTAAATGTATCTCTACATCACGCAGGCGGTCAGCCGGTACCTGCTCATCCCGTCCAAGTTTCTTAAGTCTGACGGCAAATCTACACAACAAATGCTATCTTGTGTGCAAATCCTGGGTTGGTTCCCATCTTTAGCCTATAAAATATTGTTCTAAACGCATCAAACTGGTTAATTAGGCATATCCAGTCATCATCATCTGGTAGTGATGCGAGTCTCCGCCGTCAAACGAATATTCAATTCCCTGTGCTGCACTTGTGCCAGGTCCAAGTCCACTATAACTGCGCCAGTGGAGGCTTAATTGACGGTGTTTTGCCTATAATTTTTTAAGATGTTCTTTAAGAATGTTTGAACTGCCTACACGCACATTGATAATACCGTTATAGTATTCATCCGTTTCTAGTACACGCCTGTCGAATTGCTCTTTAGCCTCTAGATAACTTAATACGCCTCTGCTAGGACAAAAATGAAGGATTTCTCTTGTGAATTTGTCTGGGCCTAGTGTCTTTACATCAGCATTTAGATGATCTGAAGATCCCCAATAGTCTCTCCAGTCACTTTCTACTGTGCTACGCCTTTTATTTTTTCTGCCTTTAAGTGGTGGTCTAGTTTTTTTAAATCGTGCTAGTTTTTTGCCTATGTATTTTTTATTATTAGTAGTATTTGTGATCAAATAGACAAAGCCTTCACAATCTTTAGGAAGTTCTTGTACTATTTGACCATTGTAAGTCCACTCTGACATCAGACTTACTTAGTTTTCTTCGGTCTCCCTACCATGCCTTTTCTGGCTATTTTTCTCTCTTCGCGCTTCTCTTGTATTTCGTTGCGTCTCTTCGAAGCTTCTTTCCTAATCTCACTCAGCCATTTTCGAGCTCGCATACCTGCTTCATCACTCCCACGATACTCAAAACGATCTTGCCATTTGAAATAATTTTGAAATGCTTCAATCATTTTATCGTGGGAATCGGAACTCATATAATGTCAACATCCGTATTATATGAAGTAAAGCCGTTTTCTTTTACAACTTTAAGGACTTGATTAACTCTACTAATTAGTTCGTCCTTGTGACTGATTAAAAACACATTTTTATCGCGTTCTCTAGTCATTTTCTTAAGAACACGAATACTATTTTCCACACCGCTGGTATCCATGCCACTATCAACTAGCTCATCGATAAACAATAAGTTAATACTTTGGTATAAATTTTCCCAAACATCGCGGAAAGCAAAGCTCATTGACAAAATGAGTCTATTACGCTCACCTCTACTCAAGTTATCGAAGTCTAAATCCTGGCCTAGTTGTGTAATAATAACACTTAAATCGTTTTGGAACTCTACAAGATGCGGTAGTCCTAGACTAGACAAATAGTATGTTAATCTTTGATTTAAAAATGCTAAATTTTGATCAATAATCTTTTTACGAATAAAGCTGTCTTTGTTTGTAAGCAACTTGTATAAAAATTCTTGATGTTCTTTAACACGAGTTAAATCGTTTATAATATCCCAACTAATTTCTTGTATTGCAGAATTTCTCAATTCTTCGATTTGATCATTATAAGGATTCTCATCTACACGTTTAGATTCTAAATCTTTTTGTAATCCTTCTAAAGTATTTCTATGATTAAGTGCTTCTTCTAAATTATCATATTGTACACTAGGACAATTGCCAAGCTCGCCTAACAATGTTCTTGCTTCTTCTAAGCCGGTAAGTTCTTTTCCGTGTTCTTCAACAGACTTTTGATACTCGTTGACTTGATCAGCTTTTTTTCTTAACATTTCTTCGTGTTGATCGTCGTGAATATCCTGCCCGCAACTATGACATTTGTGATCGTGCAATGTAACCAGTTCTTTTTCTAATTTTTCTAAAACTCGTTGCTCTTTTTCAACGGTTGCAGTCTGTCTTGCAATCAAACTCTGTATATTATCAATCTCACGCTTGCTTTCAACCCATATCGCCTTAGCTCTTTGGAGTTCAATCTCCTGATCGATATCAATGTGATTTAGAACATCAATAGATTTTTCTAAATCACTAATATTTTTCTTTTTAGTTTCTTCCCACAGACGCTGTTTGCGTTCTAGACTCTCAATACTCTGTAAAATTCTGTCATTACTAGATTTGATTGCATCAATTTTTGCAGTTTCTGTACTAATTTCGTCTTTAGTTAATCGAATACTCTCTTTTAGTTTCTCAGCCTTCTCACTTAATTGCGTAATACCTAACAATTGTTCGATAATAGCTCGTTGATCGTTGCTACGCATGCTTAAGAATGGATCGGTATATGTGTTGAGTGCAACTAAGTGTTTGAACATGTCGTGACCCATGCCAAAAATTTCTTCAATGGCTTTTTGTGTTTCTCGACTGTCGCCCTGTGCTTCGTCGTGATCGCTAGTCTCTTGTTCGTGACCGTTAACTTTAAATTTTAATAGATTAGGCCTGCGACCACGCTCGATATGATATTCTACACCATCTTTTTCAAAACTGCAAGTTACTAACATCTGTTTGCTGTTTATTTTATTGATTAAATTGTCTTTTTTAATGTTTGTGAGTGCAGATCCGTAGATAGCATAACTTAACCCATTTACAATTGTAGTTTTACCGGTACCGTTACGAGCACCGTCAGCATCTCCTCCAAGATCTAAGTTTTCACCTAGTACTAGAGTAAGCTGACCTTTGTCAAAATCAATAGCCTGTGTTTGATTGCCCACACTCATGAAGTTGCGGACTGTGAGATTTTTAATTTTAATCATAGTTCTCTATAGATATCCAATAACAATTTGCCGTCGTAGGCTTCGCTTTCAATTTGAGTAAGTTGATTTAACACAATAGTGTCTACACTTTCAAAATTTAAGTCAATAGGTGTGCTGTTAGAATCAAGTTCTACTTTTTCAGGAATAAGAATAAGTTCTCTTAATCCATAAGTCTTAATAAATTCTTCTTTGATAAAGTTTGCTTCTTCGAAACTTAAACTTACATCAATAGTTGCACGACAATACATTTTATTTGTTAACACAGAATCAGCTCGATCAATTAAATCGCTCAACTTAAATGTGCGATATAGAGGTTGATCAGGCCAAGAACGATATTCAGGAGTTCCGTCCCACTCTAAAATCATCATACCACGCTCATCGTCCCATGCATCTGCATAGTTGTGTGGAAATGCATTGCCCATGTACACAATGTTGCCTTTTTGCTGACGCTTGTGAAAGTGTCCGCTGAATACATAATCTTGATTAACAAAATGTGTGCTTTGTAAGTTGCCATGATCTGGCATCTGTACCATAGCATTCATATAAAAGCTGGGTAATTCTAAATGTCCGAACAGATATTTACTGGTAATTTTACTGATATTTTTCCATTCATCGCCTACTAACCAAGGTAAAATAGTAACATCGCCTTCTGTAAATGGCTCTCTAATAGGAACAACATTAGGAAACAGTCGCATAAACTCTACTGAGTTAATCTCACGCTTGTCTTTATAAAACAAGTCGTGATTGCCAAGGATAAAATACACCTTTTCAAAAGTCTTGCTTAATGTTTCTAGATTGCTTAGAGTGTAGTTCATTGTAGAAACATCTGTGCTGTTTCTATTATGATGCCAGTCACCTAAAAAGATGCATGTATCGCAGCCTTCTTTCACTGCTTCTGCACAAAACCAATTAACAAACTCTTCACAATCGTTGTTGTGAATTCTACTTCCGCTTTTAAGACCGAAATGGATGTCGGTGAAACAAGCAGCCTTTTTAAATAGTGCCATTAATATACCTCAATAACATAGTAAGATCTTTATACACAAATGTCAATCCCAGTCAGTATCCTTTCCGGTACCTCGTTCATGAACAAGACCGTTGTCCCTGCCTTCGTTTTGTCTAGTCCAACTAGGATTCATACCGTTCATTTCTAAAATATCGTCTCGAATGTTTTGATTTTTCTTTTCAATATTGATAATTCTAACAAAACTGTTTGTAACAGCCGCGGTATAATATGCAAACGGATTATCTGATTTACTTTCATCAAATTGTAAACCAATTTGTGCTAACTGTAAAATAGCCTGCCCACGCATTTCGTCATTATAAGTATATCCACGGACATTGCCACGAGTAGCATAGCGTTCGCAGAGCTTCATCCACATTTTAGCCAGTTCGTTTGTGGTCATTCCATGTTCTTTGCAAAATTCACCAGTGTGAATATCGCCTTTCCAATGACTTTTTCCTACACAGATAAGATTTCCGTTATCATCAAACTTCCAATGTTGAAACGGAGGAAAATTTACCTTCTCATGCTTGTCTGCCGTGGTTTTTACAGTTTTCTTCCTGCCAGGTGCAAGCGGAATATGCTCAAAAGACATTACTCTAAATACCACATCTGTTTTTGCAATTTTTCGATAATCAATTTCAAATTCTTTTTGTGTAGGTTTCTTTCCAGTTGCTACGGCACAGGCTTGTTCATAGGCAGCCTTAGCCATTCTAGAAGCTTGATTGCGTTTTGCTTCTGCTGTTGTCCTCACATGAATTTTATCAAGGTCAGAAACAATCAAATCATATTGATTGTATTCTTTTTCCGTAAAACTGCAATATGTGTTTTTGCTTTTGTGTATTTCTTTTAATAAGTCTCGATTGTTTAGATATTTTACTCTTTTTGTCATTATGTAAAGGACTCCTTGATTAATATAGTAGCATATTATTTGCTGAATAAATAGATAAAAGATAGGATAAAGATACCAAAATGCCAAGATTGCCCTCTAACCCACAGGCAAAAATTGTTGCAGATATACAAGCTGCAAATGCCCAGTACGATATTGATATTGCTACAGCGGCACAAGAGTTTGCCGCAATTGACAAAGCAAAACTCAGCAAAGATATTGAAGCCGAAAGCGGCGGACTCATATCCGGAGATACCGCGTCAGGTCTTCTTGGCGGATTAGAAGGATTTTTAAATGCAGATGGACAACCAAATGCGCCTGACGGCATCAAAACTGCATTTGGAAAAACTGCAAGTGCTGTATCTAACACCAAAACTGTTGGAGAAAATTTAACCACAGCGTCGGATGCTGCCGGAGTTATCGCCAATACTGCCGCAGATATACAAGCAGTTGCAAGTAAATTCGGTTTAGGTGATGTTGCATCGGGGATTTCCCAAACAGCTGGGGTGTTTAGCAAAGCAGCAGGTATAGCAGGTAACTTGTTAAGTCTCAGACGTGGTGCCAACATTCCTCAAGGAGCAGATGTATTTGCTCAGGTTCCCAATGAGCCTTTGGTATTAAAGGCTAGTAATAAAAACGATTGGCGTGTTCGAATTAAAACAGATTTCAGTTTATTTAATGGCGGTATGTTTACAAAACTAGCCACTACAGGCGGCGTAGTTTTTCCATATACGCCTCAAATTACTTTCTCATCAAGAGCAAACTACACACAAATCGACCCAGTACATACTAATTATCCCATTCTAGCTTATAAGAACAGTCAAATTGATGATATTCAAATCAGTGGAGAGTTCTCTGCAGAAACCAATGAAGACGCATATTATTGGTTATGCGCAGTAACATTTTTCAAGACTGCTACAAAAATGTTTTATGGACAAGGACCTAATGTAGGAAATCCTCCTGTGATTTGCCATTTGAGCGGCTATGGAACAAACATGTTTAACAATGTTCCTGTTGTAGTAACAAGTTTTAATTTAAACTTAGAAGAAGATGTAAACTATATTAAGTGTTCAGTACCTGGAGAAGTTGAAGCAACTTGGGTACCGATTGTGAGTAGACTTTCAGTAACTCTAAAGCCAATATACAACAGACGAAATTTACGAGAGTTTGATCTAAGAGCATATGCTACAGGTAACCTAACCAGCTCTAGCAGTAAAGATATAGGATACTTATAATGGCAACATATCCAAAATCCAGTCCTTATTCACAGACCAAGCAAAATAGAAGCTATCTAGAACTTTTAACTATTCGCCCAGTTCCAGCCGAACAGAATGATGTATTGTATGTTATAGAAAATCAATATGAAAATCGCCCAGATTTGTTGGCCTACGACCTTTATGGTAATGCTAAACTATGGTGGGTTTTTGTGCAAAGAAATATGAGTGTGTTAAAAGATCCAATTTATGATTTTAAACCAGGTGTATCAATTTACCTTCCTAAAAAAAGTAACTTACAAAAATACTTAGGAGTATAACATGGTAGATTTTGTTGAACGCAAAGTTATTACCACAGGTGGCACTGGAAGTTTGTCAACAGGCAACTATAATATTGATAGGAGTCAACCCTATGTTGATACTATTGTAAATGGTAAAAAATCAAGAGTTTACGGAAGTCAAGAACAACTAGATCAGTATCAGCAAAAGTTTGGTCCAGATGGCAAACTTCGTAGAGATGAAAATGGCGTGCCGTTATATAAAAAAGCCAATGACAGCGAAAAGGTTAATCAAGGCGAAGCTACAGTTATTACAGGATTAGATCTTCAAGGAGCCATCCAAGATTTTCAAAATGGGGAACCTGTTGAACAAATAACAGATCCTACTAAAACACAGCCTACATCGAATGAAAAATTGCCTAACAGATTATTAAACCCATTAGAGCAGTTTGCATCATACACTCCTCTTTGGACCATGGCTTGTTTAACTAAAGATCAATTTAATCAACCAGATTTATATAGAAATAATCCTGCAAGTTTAGAAAATATTATCTTTTCAAGTGCTGGAAGATTTAACAGTCAGCGTGTTAGTACATTTCATGGAAGTCCGGAATATTTTGTCGAAAGTTTCGAAATGAAATCCATAATAACAGCCACTCCTCAAACCGGTAATTCTAATGCTGTACTGTTTGAATTAGAAATCTATGAACCATATAGTATGGGCATCTTATTACAAAGTATGCAAAATGCTGCTCTTAATGCAGGATATGCAAACTATTTAGATAATGCTCCTTATGTGTTTAGACTAGACATGCAAGGTTACAGTGAAGATGGCACACCATTTACTACTATTAAACCAAAGTTTTTTACAGTTAAAATTACAAATACAACCTTTGATGTTAATGAAGGCGGAAGTACATATAAACTGACCGCCATACCGTATAATCACAGTGCATACAGTAATACTATAAATTCTATTTTTAAAGATATTGCAATAAGTCCAGGAAAAAAGGGTACAGTTAGAGAACTACTGGTAGAAGGTTCAGACAGTTTAACCAGCGTGTTAAACAATAATGAAAGCAGATTAGTCGAGGCAGGACTGATCGGAAAACCTGATGTGTACATTGTAGAATTCCCTACCAATTCTGATCAATTTGTAAGCAGTGTAGTCGCTTCTGGATCTAACACTGCTACACAATTAATTAATAGATTTTCAGCTCGCCCGATAAGCAGTGTTGGCTCGGATATTAAACTGGAATTTGGAGAAAACCCAATAGGAGCCAGTGTTTTTGGGTTCGACGAATCTAGTGGAGGAAACTATAAATTTAGTCGTGCTACTGATGTTGTTGATGAAGAAACAGGCAGAATTATTCGTGACAAAATGCAGATCGATTTTAAACAGAGAACTTTTCATTTTAAACAAAATCAAAGCCTTACTGAAATCATAGTTCAGAGTATTTTAAGTTCAAAATATGCAGCAGATGCACTTAAACCTAGCAATATAGATGATGAAGGATTTATAAGTTGGTTCAGAATAGATGCTCAAATACAGTTTTTAGATTATGACAAGCTAGTTGGCGATTACAGTCGATTAATAACATATCGTGTTGTGCCATTTAAAATACATCACAGCATTTTTACAAACCCAACTACTCCGCCAGTAGGATATGATAAGTTAGCCAAAAAAATTGTCAAAGCTTACAATTATATTTACACAGGGCAAAACACAGACGTCTTAAAATTTGATATTAGTATTAAAAATCAATTCTTTAATGCAATCACTGGCAGTCCCCCTGGCAAAACTGGCGATGAAGTAGAAAAGAATCAAGGTGGCATCGTTATCGATGGCGATTCGCCGACACCGTTGGAAACAGGCACAGGCGATCCTCTTAAAGTACAAACTGGTTATTTCCCAGCCCGAATTAGAAAATCAGCACCTTATAAAGAAAGTTCTGATGCAGAAGGTACAAGTACTAGAGAAAAAGAAATTGCAATGATGTTTAACAATGCATTTCTTAATAATAATGTTGATCTAGTAAATCTCAATCTAGAAATAATGGGTGATCCGTATTGGATGGTTGACAGCGGCCTGACTAATTACTTTTCACCCCCATCGGATGAAACTGAACTTAAAAACGAAGACGGTACTGCGAACTACGAAGGCAGTGATATCTACATTTATATCACTTTTAGAACGCCGGCAGATGTTAATACTTCGACTAGTTTATACAACTTTTCTAAAGAAGAAGTTATTAGCCCATTTAGTGGAATTTACAAAGTCATCAGTTGTGTTAATATTTTTGAAGACGGGTTGTTTAAACAAACTTTAAAATGTATTAGAATGCGAGGCCAATCTATAGATTTCGATGAGTCATTAGATAAAGAAAAAGAATCTGTAGGTGTATTTGACCAAGAATTTGCCAAACAGCAACCGGCAGAACACATTGCACCCGATACAAAAAGTTTTAATATTAAAATTGATAGATTTATTGACTCTGCAGCTTCTACAGAAATTAGGTCTCAATCAAACGAAAGGCCAGATCAGCCACCTCCATCACCACCAGACGGCACTGGTGAAAATGTTCAAACAGAAACTGGAGGACAAGAAGAACAGCCCACAGATTCAGAAACTGTAAGCGAAGAAAATACTCCTGATTTTGAAGAAACACCGTTAGCCGATGAAGAAACCAGACTGTCTGAAAATGAAGAAGGTGTTGTAGAATCTCAAATAGAAGAAATTGATAACGAAATTGCACAAATAGAACAAAGAGCTGGCGGAACTCGACCAGAACTAGAGCAGCAGTTACAAGAAAACTTTGCACAGCAGGATGCACTTCAGCCCGAAATTGATAGAAGAAGAGCAATAGCCGAACAAGCAACAGCAGATAGACAAGAACTTGAAAGAACTTATGATAAAGGATACGAATTTAAAGATATTGTTGCTGCTGGTAAAGCTGTTGAAGCAAACCCTAATGATCCTGCTGCTATAGCAGAAAAACAAAGAATCGATAATCTACGTGCAGAATACGATAAAGTTAGACAGCCATACAGAGATGCAGAAGAAGCAGCCTATGATAATATTACACCTGTTAGTCGTCCTCAAACTGAACTATTCCTTGATGCTGGCGATCTTAACGAAGATATAGAACGAATTAAAGAACTAGAAACACAAAAACAAAATTTACTTAACAAGGTTAAACAATAATGTTTGAAAAAAGACTACCAGATAATAATCCTAACCGCCCTAATCCAGGTGAAGGTATTCAACTTGCTACAGTAATAGGCCATTTAGATCCTACATTTGGCGGAGGATTACAAGTCACTCTTGTTAAAAATGTTGGTAATGAACAAGGCGATTTTCCTTATGAGGTAAAACCGGCATTTCCGTTTTTTGGAAATACACATACTGCATTTACCGGTATAGATAACAAAGATTTTAATAACACACAAAAAAGTTACGGAATGTGGTTTGTCCCTCCTGATGTAGGTACAAATGTTTTGGTGGTATTTTTAGACGGTAAGTCTGGTAAAGGATATTGGTTCGCCTGCGTTCCAGGTAATTTTGTTAATCAAATGGTCCCTGCACTAGGCGGATCGGAAGCAGTGGATTTGACTAATGAGGATCGTAAAAAATATGCTACAAATGGACCATTACCTGTTGG